CGAAAAGGCGATGGAAGTTGCCAAGCTCTCTCCTGTGCGCCAGGCGGTGGCGTTGGCCAAGATCGCGGCCACGTTTGAGGCTCCAGTGCGGGCGTCTAACGCCCCCGCGCCGATCACTGCTGCAGTCTCTGGGGACGGTGCAGCGCCAAGTGCCCTGCGCAACCCGAACTCCAGCATCAAAGACTGGATGGCGGCACGGAACGCAGAGCTGGCCGCTAAGCACAAGGCCCGCGGAAGATGAATGCTCTTTGCCCCTCTCCCTTCCAGACCGTCTACAGTGCGCTGTGCTCGGTAGACTTTGGGTCTAAGCGGCTGCGCCGTTGGGAAGTGGGTGGGGCAAAGCCTCGGCTTACGCATGTGGCAGATTTCACTGGGAGTGAAAATCTGCTGGTAGAACTGGTTCCGATATTTATGTCTGAGCCAGGCGATGAATTTGCAGTCCAAAGCCCACCATTCCCGAGGAATGAGGCCCACGGTGCTGCCTAAGACAAGGACTTCAGCCCTTGCTTGCTTGCTGATGTTTGCGAAAACTGCCTTGGTCGCGCGGGGCAAAACCAGTGGTATTGTAAAAAGTCTTGCCTCTGGCGATGAGAAAAGTGGCAATCACGCCAAAAACCGGGCTACGGCCCTTTGGAGACTCCAATGAACACCATTCTCACCGCCTCCGAGATTACGCGCGAGGCAATCAGGCTGTGGAAAAACACCAACAGCTTCATCAAAGTCATCGACCACCAGTACGATGACCAGTTCGCCAAGACGGGCGCCAAGATCGGCACTGCGTTGCGCATTCGGCTCCCGAATGACTACGTGGTCCGTGACGGTGCCCCGGCATCAGCGAACACCACGACTGAAACCAACACCACTCTCACCGTCGCCAGCCAGAAGGGCATCGACGTCAGCTTCAGTTCTCTGGAGCGGACGATGCAGATGGACGATTTCTCCAATCGCTGTCTGAAGCCGATGCTGAACAACCTGACGGGCGAAGTTGCCCTCCAGGTCATGTCTGGCGTTGAGGCTGGTGCAAGCAACTTCATCTCTCTGACCTCTACCGGCGCGATCATCTCTCCGACCGCGACTGAGTGGCTGTTAGCGGGTGCGAAGCTGGACGAAAACGCCGCGCCAAGGGGTGACGGGCGGGTCGCCATTATTGACCCCCTGACCCAGGCCCGCACCGTTGCGTCGCTCTCTGGCCTCTTCAACCCGGCCACGCGCATTTCTGAGCAGTTCGCTTCTGGCGAAATGATGAATGCGCTGGGTTTCGACTGGATGATGGATCAGACCACCATCAAGCATACCACCGCGACCTACTCCGGGTCCAAGACCGTCAATGGCGCTTCGCAGACGGGCCTGACTGTCACGGTTAACGCCGTGACTGGCGGCTTCAAGAAGGGCGACATCATCACCTTCGCAGGTGTCAATGCTGTCAACCCGATCACCAAGGAGTCCACTGGTTCCCTGCGGCAGTTCGTTGTGACTGCAACCATGGGTTCTGGCGGTACTTCGGTGGCGATCTACCCCGCCATTGTCCCTCCGACTGCCGGCCCAGTCAAGGTCCAGTACCAGACTGTGGACGCCAGCCCGGCGGACACCGCAACCATTACGGTGGTCTCGGCCTCGGCAGAAATCTACCGCAAGAACTTCGTCATGCAGAAGGACGCAGTTACCATCGCCACGGCAGACCTTGAGCTGCCCGGCGGCGTCCATGAAGCTGCCCGCGAGCAGTTCGATGGAGTCTCCATGCGGTTCCTGAGCCAGTATTCAGCGAGCACGGACTTGTTCCTGTCCAGGCTGGATGTTGTGTTCGGCTATCTGTGGATACGCCCTGAGTGGGTCTGCATCGTCGCAGACAAGCTCTAAGACTTCTAAGAGCGGGGGCAATCACGCCCCCGCTTGTTTCTAGATGGAGCCCGAAGAAGATGCCAGCAGGTGTTTACGAGAAAATGAAGTTCCCGGAGTACGAGTACCAGCCTTACCCAAAGTGGGTGACTCTGAAAGATGGGAGCCAGCAGCTAGCCGCTACACAGCGGGAGCATTTGGAGATCGTTGCCAAGGATGGCACGGAGGTCTCCGAGGACAATCCCTTGCAGCGCGAACGCGATGCGCTGCTTCTGCGCATGGGGGAACTGGAAAGAGAGCTTTTGGCTCTAAAGGCTACGCCTCTGCACGAGGCCGCGGCGAAGCTTGAGTCTAAGACCAAGCCCAAGGCCCCTGCCGCCACGCTTAGTATTGACGACTTGGTGAAACCGTAGGAGTCACTCTTGTGACCACTGTAAGGGAAATAATTACTGAGTCTTTCCGCGAAGCGGGCATTTTGGGCCTTGGGGTAACACTCAAGGCCGAAGATGCTCAGAATGGCTTCAAGAGACTCAACTGGATGCTTGCGCAGTGGAATAAGAAGCGCTGGCTGATTTACAGCCTGGAGAACTATCCAATTCTCTCCACCGGCAAAGTCTCATACACAGTCGGCGTTGGCGGAGATTTGGAACTTCCCGAGCGTCCGGACAAGTGCCACAGCGCTTTCTTCCAGCTGGTGAATGGTGGCAGCTTCTCTGACGCCTTCGATGATGACTTCGACATCGCCTCTACTCAGGGCGGCATCGACTACCCCCTTAACATAATCTCTTCGAAAGAGGACTACAATCGTATCCGGTCCAAGCAGCAAATCGGCAACGCGGGGTGGCTTTACTATGAGCCGACCTTTCCGCTTGGGAGATTTTTGCTGTGGCCAGTGCCCCTTGCCAACGGCTGCCGGGTTGTGGTCTGTTTTAAGACCCAGCTCCCAGCCTTAACCAGCTTAGGCCAGACCATAAACCTGCCTTCGGAATACTATGCTGCGCTGCATTACAACTTGGCCATCCGCCTTGGCGCGGCGTACCGCAAACAGCAGCATCCTACCGTTGTGGCCTTGGCCACGGACGCGCTGAATGTCCTCCGCACGGCGAATATTCAAGTCCCTACCTTGCAGATGCCCAGGGAATTGGACTACGTTTCTAGATCTGTGGACTGGGAGTAGTCCTTGACCAAAGTTAACCTGCTTTCCGGCGCGTATGAGGCTCGCAGCGTGATTGCGGGGGCGCAGCGGTGTGTGAATTTGTATTCAGAGAAGAACCAGGAAGATGCCAAAGCCCCCACCACGCATTATCCTACCCCAGGGTTCGACGAATTGGCTGGGTTCTTCCCTGCTGGTCATTGGAGAGGCTTTTTTCTGGCCCAGAACGGCGAACTCTTCGGAGTGTGTTCTTCTCGGCTGGTTCATATAAACGACCGCTGGGAAATCACAGAACTCGGTGTCTTGCGGACGGCTGGCCAGCGCCCGGTGAAGATGAAGGACAACGGCCAAGACCTGCTGGTCGTAGACGGGAGCCCCTTCGGGTACACTGTCAACCTTAAGACTCACGACTTCGCCACTATTGACGACGCGCAGTACTTCTATGGTGGGACTCATGTGGACTTCATGGACACCTTCACGGTCGTCGCGGAGCCCAACTCCCGGACCTTCCGAGTCTCTGACTCCAATACCTTGGTTTTCTCGCCGCTGAAATTCGCGCAGAAGTCTGGACGGACGGACAAGCTTGTGGGGCTTATCATTGTCCATAGGGAAATCTGGCTTATCGGTGAGTCCTCTACAGAAGTTTGGTTTAACTCCGGGGACTCGTTCCCGTTCCAACTTGTGCCAGGGGCGTTTTTGGAGACTGGCTGTTGCGCGCCGTACAGCATTGCCAACCACGGCAACTCGATTTTGTTCCTATCCAAAGACCCTAACGGCCAAGCCCTCGTGGCCCTCTCCAAGGGCTATGCGATAAGCCGAGTGTCTACACGAGCCATGGAAGATGTGTTCTCCAAGTTCAAGAAGCTTGATGACGCGGTAGGCATCTGCTACCAGTTCAAAGGGCATCTTTTCTATGCCTTGACTTTCCCATCTGCGAACCAAACTTGGGTCTATGACCTCATCGAGGAGTCTTGGCATGAAGAAACCTGGGGAGACCTCAATGGCACAGAGGCCCGCTTCCGCTTCTCTGCAATTGCTTTTGCCTACGGCAGACTCGTGGCCGGAGATAGGGAAAACGGCAAGCTCTATTTCTTGGATTCGGCCAATGCTGCCGCCATTGGTGGGCCAATTAAACGGCTCCGTGCCCTGCCTGTGATTTCCAACGAAGCCCAGCGCATCAGCGAGCCAGTTTTGCTGGTGGACATGGACGTTGGGGACTTGGCCGGGCAAGAAAACTTCATAACTCTGCGCCAGAGCGATAACTTTGGCAAGTCTTGGGGCAGCAAAATCCTCCAAAACATGGGCGCCAGAGGGGCATACGACACCCAGATTCAATTCACCCAGCTTGGCTCCGCCCGCAACCGGGTGTTTGAACTCTCTTGGAGTGGCGAGGGAGTTAGTGCTCTGAACGGCGTCTCTATCGCCCCGGACCCAGCTGATGCCTAGCACCGTAACCCAGTTCCCCAACCTTGGCGCTCCGGTGGTAGACTCCGGGGGCTTGCTCACGCAGGAGTGGCGGCAATTTTTCTCCACCATCTGGGCACGGACTGGCTCTGCGCTGGGCTCTGTGCAGGTGGCCACCGGCGTAATGCTACCCTTTGCTGGCAGTGTTTTGCCTGAGGGCTACTTACTTTGCGACGGTTCCGCGGTCTCCAGAGCGGCCTTCCCTGGGCTTTTTGCGAAGATTTCTACTCTCTGGGGTGCTGGTGATGGAGTTAATACTTTTAACCTGCCTGATGCTTCTGGTCGGAGTCTCTTTGGTGCTGGGTCAGGATTTGCTCTCGGTTCCAGTGGTGGCAGCGAAGAACTTACCCTTTCTGTGGGCCAGCTTCCTGTGCATTCTCACGATGTTACAGACCCTGGACACACTCATGGCACAACTACTGGCCCGCACACTCACACCGTAATTGACCCCGGCCATGTGCATACGGACGAGGCTGTCGGGCTCACGGCCACAAACACAGCCGCAACGACGGTAATTGGCGCGGGCGCAGCGGCAGGGGCGACAGGCTCAGCGACCACAGGCATTACTCTAGACCCGGCTATCGCCGCGACGACTATAGACCCAGCCTTTACCGGGATCACCTTGGGGGATACAGGCTCTGGCGATGACATCAATATCTTGCCTCCGTACTTGGTTATCCAGTGGATGATAAAGATATGAGCGCTCTAGCCCAGCCCCAGTCTCTTGGCCCGATGTTTAGCATTGAGCCCTGGCAGCGCTTTATCCCCGAGGCCGAGCCACTTTTTCTCGAGCATATGGCTGAACTTCAGCATTGTGTGGATGTGCCTCTGAATCTTGACATGGGCCGATATGCCAGATTGTATGCTGACGGACAATTACTCTTCTTGACTGTAAGACTCGATGGTGCTTTAGTGGGCTACTTCATCCTCAAGATTGCTCCCCACATGAGGTCCAAGCACACACTCATCGCTCAGGAAGAAGCCATATACCTAAAGCCCGAAGTCCGCGGTGGGATGCTCGGGCTAAAGCTGCTTCAAATGGGCGTGGAAGTCGCCAAGGCGGCGGGTGTGGATATGCTCTTCATCCAGAGCCAGGAGGGCAAGCCTATAAGGGCGCTCTTGCAGCGCATTGGCATGAAGAAAACCGCGGAAGTCTACTCGATGAAATTTGAAAAGGAACCTGCTCATGGCGAGTAGTGGCGCAGACGACGCATCCGGCGCAATTAAACAAGCCACAGCGATGAGTGTCGCTGAACAGGAGAAGATGTTTCAGGAGATGAAACAAATCTTAGCCCCGTATGTGGGCTTTGGTTTGGAGAGCCTGGACAAATTCAAATCGGCGTTGCCGGACTTGCTCAAGACCTTCAACCCTACCATGCAGCAGCTGGAAGGCACCCCAGGCTATAAGTTTGCCCTCGGCCAAGGCTTGACAGCGGGCCAGAACAAGCTAACTTCCATGGGGCTTGGTAATAGCGGCGCGGCGGTGCAGGGCGCGGAGCAATTTGCACAGGGCCTTGCCAGCACCACCTACCAGCAGGCTTTTAACAATGACCTGACCAACCGGACCACGGGCTACAACATGCTCATGCAGCCGGTGCAGATGGGTGCGAACGCAGCGGCCATGCAGGGCAATAATGCCATGACGCTGGGCACTAACATTGGTAACACCTACTCAAACGAAGGCAACCAGCTTGCGTCGATTGCTATGAATAACGCGGCTCAGCAGAACCAGCTCCTTGGTACTGTCGTCGGTGGTGTGTTAGGATTCCTGTGATGCCAGACATTCTCCCTTGGAATAATGCCTTTGGTAGCGGCGGCGGTGGCGGCGGGGGCGTACCTGTGCAGCCAATGACTTTGCCCCCGCCAGGCTCGGTAGACATTGCTGGGGCTATCGCAAGGGGCCAAGGCATTGCAGCTTCGCGCCAAAACATGGCGGCGCAAGCGCAGCAGATGGACCAAAGTGCCCAGATGTTTCCGCTGCAAATGCAGGAAGCCCAGACACAGATTCAGAGCCAGCAGCAAAACATGCTGTTGCAGATGTATGCTTTGAGGCAGAAGCAGGAACTTGGGAACATCTGGAAAGACAACATTGATCCTGCCACCGGCCAGCCGAACTACACCGGCGTTGCACTGGGTATTGCGAAGAGCAAGACCTTGGCCAGCATCGCGCCAGAAGCCATGCAGAATTTGTACCAGACCAAGGGCTTCGACGCGGACGCGGTGGGCAAGGAGCTGCAAAATGGTATCGCCCGCAACAACGCCGTGGCAGGGTACTTGCAGCCCTTGCTGGCGCAGATCAACGTCGGCCAGCATGTAACCGCGCAGGACGTGGCGAATACGCTTGCCAAGGCCGCAGCGTCGGGGCTTATCACCTCGCGCGAAGCCAGTCAGTTTGCCTCGCAGATGTCGGCGCAGGGCACGGCCCTGGATCAGCAAATCCGCAACTTTGCCATGTCAAACATGACAGACAAGGAAATGCTGGCGAGGAACTTTGGCACTCTTAATAGCTTCAAGGCTGGCGGCAGCACAGTGCAGACCACGGACGTTATGACTCCTCAAGGCATGGCGCGGGTGCAGACCGGGCAGACTCCTGACACGGCTACGGTGGCTGAGCAGCAGGCTGGGGTGCAGGTGCAAGATGCTCATGGCAATCTTATAACTGTCCCGGCTGGCAGCGATGCAGCGCGGGCGGCAGGAGTTGGTATCCGGCCTGACCAGATGCCGGGCGGTGTACCAGCTCCGGTTCCGGGAGCACCAGAGTATTCCGTTCCCAAGAGCCTTCCGCCGGTACTGCAGACGGCGTATGATAAAGACTACACAAAGTACGAAGCCCAGCGCACGGCTCTAGACGAGCAAGCGTCTGTCATCTCGCAGACAGTCCCGTATCTCGAAAACGCAAAAGAACTCATCAAGCGCGTTGACGTTGGCCCCGGTACGACTTCGATAAAAGAGCCGCTGGCGGCGTTCTTCACTATGATGGGGCGAGACGAGCTTGCAAAGAAAGTCGTCGGCGGCGATCTGGGCGCATTGCAGCAGTTTAATTTCACTGTTGCTAACTTGGCGTTGGGCTTCTACAAGCGCAATGGCATCGCTAACAGAGACCTGAGCGCGAATGAAATCCAGACCGCCGCGATGGCTAACTTCACACCTAACTACAACCGCACCGCCACTACTGCGCTGATAAAGTTCATGCTGGAGCAAGCAAAGTATATCCAAGCCAAGCAGGACTATTACAAGTCCTACGCTCAGCACGTTACACAGCTTATGGCGAAAGACCCGGCTGGGACATTGCAGGGCGATATGACGTATGGCAATGTGGACGCGGCGTGGAACTCTTGGGCGCGGAAGCAGGGCTGGAAAGAGCTCACAGCAGAACAGAAAGATGCTCTGGTGAAGAATGCACCACCGCCTGGAGGCGACAATGCCACTGCTCAATAGCCTCCTTCCGCAGCAAATCTTCCAGGGGCTCTTGGCTAGGGGCTTTGCACGGCCCCAGGCTTTGGCCCTTATGGGCAATATGCAGCAGGAGTCTAGCTTTAACCCGGCCTCGTGGAACAGTGGCGAGGGTGCGGGCGGGCTGCTTCAGTGGCGTGAGGACAGGCTTGCTGCGTTGCAGAACTTCGCCAAGCAGCCTAAGTATGCAAAGTTTGGAAATGATTGGACTAATCCCAGCATCCAGCTAGACTTTATCCCCTACGAGATGGCGCATGAAGAAGCCTCTGCTGGAAGGCGGTTTCGCGGGGCGGACAACTTGGGCCAAGCAAACGCCTTGCTGCATCGGTATATTCGCTACGGTGATAATACGCAGCCAGTGCGTTTGGCAAATTCTCAGCAGTTTGCAAACATCATCCCTGCGGGGGATAGTAGCGAGGCTCCTTCTCAAGAGCCCCAGGGAAATGAACTGATCCAGGGCTCTTCGCTCAGGCCGATGGATACGGTGAATGATTATATGCGAAGCAAGAACGCTAGGGTTGTTGAACCAGCTTCGAACCTTGGCGAACGGACCTTTATTATTGACGACTCCATGGCACCCTATAACCAAGCCCCAGCACCCGGTGCGCCTCCTGCAAGGCAGGGCGGGTTCCTTGGCGGCTTGATGGGTATAAAGAAGCTCTTTCCTAACGGCCTGACGGGTTTGCAGGGCATACTCTCCAATCCCTACTGGAAACCTTCGGGCTTGTCGGGCTTGCTTACGGGGACATCGCCAGATGCTATGAACGCAGCGGCGAAGCCTACGCCCCAGCCGGTGACTTTGCCATGGGAGCTTAATCCCTTCTCCACCGATCCGGGGGCCACGCCAACTGGAGATGTAAACATTGTCCCAACAGGTGATACAACCACGCAAACGGTGTCTGACGTGCCAGCGGCTACGGCGGAAATGGCTCGCCCGCCTCAAGAAAGGTCTGGAAATCAGCCTCTTAGCCCGGAAGAAAAAGCCACCATTGAAGGGGTGAAAATTGACGAACCGGCTCCTGCGGACCCATTCACCACGCCGTTGTCTCCTAGCGAAGAGCAAGCCTTCCAGGCTTGGAAGCAGAAGTACGCTCCTTCGGATAGTGGCGATGATTATGACTTGCGTGGAGCATTCAAGGCTGGGCTGACGCCGGATGCAAAGACTGGCCACTGGCCAGATACCTATAAGAAGCCCAATCATCCGACGTTTTCGGATCAGTCTATCTACGCAAAGGATGCACCGGAAAAAGCTGGACATTGGGAAGGGGATACGTTTGTTCCACCTGGGCAACAAGCCCCGGCACAGGACTCTGGAGACTTTGAAAGTGCGCTGGCTAAGAAATACGGCTGGGAGAAAGATACCTCTCAGCCAGCGTCTACCTATGTGCCGCAAATCCCTGACGCTGCGCCGAATGGCGAGCTGTATTCAGACTTTGAAAAAGACTACATGCGCGAGCAGGCTCTGCGGGGAGAGGGGGAGTATTCTGAAGCCGCGGTGCGGGCTAGGGCGGATGAGGCCCGTCGGCAGCTAGACACTGTTCGCTCTGCGCGGCAGGGTTTTTCCATGTCCTCGGATGAGGGCCAGCCCCTTGTCAACAACGCCGAGCCTCTGTCCGCCGCGGACTATGCGGGGAATGAGCTTATATGGGGTGGTGGTAGGCAGTTGGCCGGGGCGAAGAATATGCTGGTTGGCGGGGACCGGGACGCGAACCTTGCCGACTACGACGCGCGGTCGCGGGCGTACCAAGCCTTGCATCCTGGCGCAGCGTTGCTGGCTGATACAGCTGGGCCAATTCCTGGGCTTATGCTTGGTAGCGAGGCGGCTGCCGCCACCGCAGCCAGGGGGTTAAAGACACTTGGAACAGCTGTTCCGGCGCTCGCAAGGCCAGCGGAGCTTGTGAATAAACTCTTCACTCTAAACCCACGGCTTCTTGAAGAGAAGTCTATGCCAAGTTTTGTGACTACTATGGCGGCGCGCGGTGCGGCAGAGGGTGCAGAGCAAGCGGCTTTTATGACTCCGCACGAAGGCGGAGACCTTGGCACAAATATGGCTCTTGGGGCTGCTGTCGGTGCGCCGGGTATGGTGTTGGTTTCTCCACTTATGACTGGAGCAGGGCCAGCGCTTACAGCAACTATGCCTAAAGGCACTCAAGACTTCATGAAGATGGCTCGGAATGTTATACCGGATGATGCTCTTCCCCGTCCAGAACAGTTGATAGACTCACCCAAGCTCTTCAATATAGCTCAGCCACTTACTGCTGAAGCGAATGTGCCACAGTCAGCGGCCTTTAGCCGGGAGGCGGGCAGTACGCTTGGGCTGACTCCAGACAAGCCGCCCACGGCAGCTAATATTGATGAGTACCTGCGGACTTCGGTGAAGCCAGACTACAACAATGTCTATGGAAAGCTGGCCTCCTTGCCGAACTTTAATCTGCAAGGCTCTATGATTAGTGCCATGAATAATACCTGGAACACTATTCATAACAAAGTGCTAACGTCAGACCTCCCAGAACTTCAGAGGATACTCGAAAATGTTCGGAACGATATTACTTCTTCTCCTCTTAACGGGGATACTTTGCAAGCAGTCATCTCGAATGACTCCGAGCTTGGCCAGTTCATGCAAAGCTCCACAGGCGTCACGAAAAAATACGCGGGGCAACTGCTCGACTCGCTAAGAAAGTCCGTCTCGAATGCCGCGCTAAATGCGAAGCGTCCCGCGCTTGCAGATGAGTTGGATACTCTAAACCTGAAGTATAAGAACGCGATGGTGCTAAAGGACGCTGTTGGGAACAGCCCGACTGGCGTGGTGGACCCGTATAATTTCTCGCGGGCGTTTGACTCGGTATACGATCCAAGCGTTCCACCGAACCCCCAGAATAAGATGACTGTGCTCAGGGGCATTGCTCACTTCTTGCCATCACTTACTGCAAGTGGCTCGCAGTATCTAGCCAGAGAGTCTGCTGCGCCGTCGCTGGGCGCGGTCTCGGCGGGCGCTATGCGGCCTTCGGGCGGTGCTATGACCAGTGGCATGGCCCAGGCCACTTCTTTCTTGACTCACTACGGCCCGTCAGCAGCGGCAACGGGGGGCCTTGTTGGCAGCCAATTCGGTTGGGGCCTTGGTGGCGTGGCGGGCGTCGGTGCTATCGGCTTGGCAATGGCAATGGATAAGATAAAGAAAGCTGGCATGAAGAACTTGCTTTTAGACCCCGCCTACCGCGATGCGTTAGTATCTGGCGGGGCGACGGCGATAGACTCGCTCAAGATGCCGAGCGCGCTGACTATGCCAGAAGGCGCTGGGCGCGTGTTCCACGTAGTGCCGAATACTCTTCTCCAGTCCGGTAACAAACAAGCTCCAGAATACGGGTACAGATAGCCATGGCCAAGATAATTCCAAACGGACTGCAGCAGTTTTTTGATGCCGATGGCGTACCGCTGGCGGGCGGCCATGTGTATATGTACGTGCCCAGCAGCACAACCCCGAAGGACACTTGGCAGGAGGCTGGGGAGACTACGCTGAACTCCACGCCCATAGACCTGGACTCCGCTGGCCGGGCTCTTATCTATGGCAACGGGGTCTACCGCCAAGTCGTGCAGGATGTGAACCTGGTAGGGATTTGGGACTTGGAGGTCTCCGTGTTTGAGACCTCGCCTGTGCTCTGGGGCGGCACGGCCACCGGCACAGCCAATAATCTTTCCGTGGACTTGGTGAATGGAGACCTGGCGATAGAGTCTGGCAACCCAGTTGCTGGGCAAGTGGTTTGCTTCGTTGCTGGGGCTACAAACGATGGCCCAGCGCAGGTCACAGTCACTTGGCCCGGCCCAGAGACTAACGGGCCAAAGGAGCTGGTTAAGGACACGTATCTTGGCCCCGCGCCGCTAGAGGGCGGCGAGATTGTGGTTGGTAATCTCGTCCAGATGACCTACGATGATGCCTCGGGGGACTGGTTTGTCTTGAATGCTGTGCCTGTTGGCACGGTGTTTGTGCCCGCGTGCTTCTCCATCGACCAGCCGCTACCAGACATGAACTGTGTCTTGGTTCTGCTAAGGACGTATACCTTGCTGGCCGACGCCCCAGGGTCTTACGCCTATGCAGAGGTCTTGCCGTCTGCTGACGTGGAGATCTCCATTCGCAAGAACGATACAGAAATCGGCACTGTGACCTTCACCGACGCCTCGAACGTCGGCACGATAGTCATGGACACTGAGGTCTCCTTCGCGGCAACAGACCGACTGGTCTTGGACTTCCCTACCGACTTGGACGAGACCCTTGGCTCTATAGGCATCTCCTTCAAGCTCTCCCGCGATCTGAACGGGTAGGGCTATGACTGTCGCGCTTACCAAGATCACTGTCGTCAATGATACGGCTACTGCCGCGCAGGACATTACTTTCAATACAGTCTATATCGGCCCGGCGTATGTTGGCAGGGTCTTGATCTTTGCCGTTAGCTGGACGCACCATAGTTTCAGCAGCCTTAGCTCTCTGAGTGTAGATGGTCATGCCAGTGTGCATGAGTGTACTGGCAGGACTGGTTCTACTGGTGCGTCTGTTTGTAGGTACAGTATTGACACTGGCGAGCATGTAGATATACATTTGCACTGGACCAGCGCAGGTGTGACATCGGTGAAGGTCACGGTTTATGCAGTTGGCCCGGTGAGCCCGGTGGCGATAAGCGGCAACGGGAACATCAACGGTGGTCCTAGCATTGGCGTGGCTGGCGGCTTGACGATGGTTGTCGGGGGCTTTGGCGTCGTTGTCTTTACCGGAGCAGACCCCGGCACAGCACATTTGACATACGCTGGCATTGATGCTCTCACGACGGATACTGATAGCGTGCTGTCAGGGGAAGGTGGCTGCAGGGCAATTCAAGGAAGCGTGATTTCAAATGAAGCTGCTGGCAGGGCCATTGGCGCGGCGTGGGATACTGGTGGCGGTAACATGGCTATTGCCGGAGCGAGCTGGGGAGTTTTGCTCCCGGAGCCACCTCCCGGCGGTGGCGGAATTGACGCCTTGGGGTGTTTTGAGGTTCATGTGGTAGAGTTCACGGAACCGGGTACTGCCATAGACCAGGACATAGTTTGGGTGTAAGATGGTAAAGCCTGTTGCAGCTTTGTTTTACCTTGGTGGCGCGGCGTCAGAGGACGCTGCGACGAGTGATATAAATGTTGGCCTGGGGGCGACGGATGGAGAGAGCCAGTGGGCTTTCGCCACCTTCGCTAATGATGGTGGCAGCACAATGGTGCTCCAACGCTTCGCAGTCAAGGATGGGTGTATTATTATCACTGACGGCGCGGACATAACCGCGCAAGCACACTTTGTAGACTTCATCGAGGATGGTATTCGTATCCACTGGGACCTGGTCTCAGGCTCTGGGCATAAGGGCTTTGTGGTATTTTTCTCTGGGCCGACGATGCAAGCGAAGGCCGGGGTGGTTGAGAGCCCAGAGCAAACAGGAAGAAAGCTAGAGGATATAGGCTTTAGAAGTGAACTGATCCTAGCGGCCAGTACTTTCTTGCAGTTTGCCCACTCAGAAAATCGCTTTGGCATTTCAACTGGGTTCTATTTCACTGGGGACGACACCGCCAAGCGGGCAATGGTCGGCTATGCGGGAGTGGACGGGGACTCGACCAGTGTTAATAGCGATGCTGGAGCGATAAACCGCAAGCATCTGACCAAAGACACTGAGAAGATTGTGCTGGCTGATGTCTTAGACGGCGCGCCGTCCAGCCCGCTTCGTGCATCTTATGATATTTCGCTCATTACCGGCAACGGCTTCACCGTCACGGCGCTGAACAGCCTGGCTGCGGTGAAAGACCTTGGGTATTTGGCGCTGAACTTCAAGGGCCGCGCGAGGCTGACAAGAACGCTCTGGGACTTGAGCAACAAGGAAGATGGCACCTATACACAGGTTCACGGCTCGACGCATATTGAAAACCTGGAGGCTGTGTTTGCGTTCCCGGTTGCAGCGACTGACGGCGGAGACAACGCTAACGTCGGCCTCTTCGCCTTCACCGGCGATCATGCTGGCGCAGTGTTTGGCCGGGGAAGTGCGAGCTTTGATGATGGGCCGTATGAAAAGACTAGCATGTCTGCGGGAAGTATAGACTTCCCAAGTGCAGTGACTGGTGGTTCTGGGCTTACGATCACACCCAATGGCTGGACAGACGGGTTCACGGGGTGGAGCTATATCCTTACCAACGCCCCGGACCCAGACCGCACGTTTGAGTGCTTGGTCATTGGCCGTGTGAATGACTGCTACCCAGTGACATGGGAACAAGCACAGCTCATGGAAGCCCTGTGATGGGCTGTATGCCGAAGGCATAGTGGGCCGAGGGCTACACCCATCCTAGCTCCCTTTTAGTCTCTTGGCTCTTGACTTGCTCTGCAAAGAGCATATGCTTTGCCCACGACGACCAACTCATAGGAGACTTCAATGGTTGACCGCTCTTTTTCCAGTGCCCTTATCTCTCAGGCGCCTTCGGCTGGATACTTCGCAATCACCAAATCAGACACGGTAGACTTCGGCTTCGTAGTCCGGGGAATATACGTTGGCGGCGCAGGAGATGTCGTCGCGGTGATGGAAGATAATACCCGCTGTACGTTTGTGGCAGTCCCTGCGGGGGTGCTACTGCCGATCCTCGCACGCCGAGTGCATAGCACCGGCACCTCGGCCACAAACATGGTCGGGCTCTACTAAGATGCTCGGGATTGTCTTGGGGCTGTCGCCTAAGCGACAGTCAAGCCATTGGAACACTCTGGCCTCGGCCCCGGTCATTGGCACCTCGCCAGCAATCACTGGAAGCCTCGCGGTCGGCGGGGTGCTTACAGTCTCCGACGGCTACTGGGCCGCAGTGCCTCAGCCGACTTTCACTTACCAGTGGAAGCTCGATGGCGTTGATATTGCGCTGGAGACAACAAACTCTTACACGTCTGTCCTCGGGGACGCGACTAAGACTGTAAGCTGTGTGGTCACGGCTACGAATGCAAGTGGCAGCGCGAGTGCGGCTTCTAATGATGTAATCATCCAGACCCCGCCAGTTAACACCGTCGCCCCGGTAGCCTCCGGCACGGCCACGGTGGGTAGCTTGCTATCGGTGACGACTGGAACCTGGACCGGCGTTCCAACGCCCACGTTTACTTACCAGTGGAAACGTGCTGGCGCAGCGATTGTGCTCCTTGCTACCAGCAACACGTATCTAGTTGTCCTTGCAGACTCAGGAACAACTCTCAGTTGCACTGTAACAGCCACTAACCCACAAGCAGTTGTTGATGCAGACTCTAATGGAATTGCGATTGCGTAATGGTTAAGACTCCTGCAGAAATCCAGACACAGATCGACATAGTTTATGTCGAGAATGAAACTGGGGACATCGACGCTGTAGACGCGCACGAGACTCTGACGGATATTGTAGACTTGGTAGCGGATACTATCCACCGTGGCACCAAGGCTACTGCCGGCGCGGCGAGATTTATTGTCATCAGCATGGCGATCTCTGACCCACCGTTGGCCCCGACGGAAAGAGACTCGTATGTAGTTTTTCTGGGGACTGGGGTTTGGCTGGGTAAGAACGACCAGATTGCCACTTGGGACGGTGGAGAGTGGTTATTTGTGGTGCCTGTAGAAGGCACCGAAGCCTATAACCAAGCGGATAATACGGAGTATATTTTTGATGGCGCGGACTGGATTGTGGCCCCGGTGGGGATCACAGACCACGGCGCGCTGTCAGGGCTCGGAGACGACGACCATCCCCAGTATTTGAATGAGGCCCGTGGGGACGCGAGGTATGACTTGCTGGGCCAAGCGGCCAGTATCATGGCCGCGCACCTCGCAGACCTTGACCCCCACCCACAATACTTGACTGAGACCGAAGGAGACGGGCTCTTTGTCCCTGCAGCGGCTAAGGTCTGGGTAGAAGAGGCTAATGTCTTAGTCCCTAATGCCAGGATTTTTACCGATAGCACTTCTATCGTAGCCGACTACTCCACGCCCGGCCAGGTTAAGCTCTCCGTCATCGGCGGCGGCACGGCGGTTACAGACTACGAAGAGTCCGTAGTGGTGGCGTCGAATTTGACTGACGGCAACCTTGTGCTCTCGGGGCTTCAGACTCTAAACCCTGGCAACCCAGTCACGCTGACAGACGGCCAAAGGGTCTTGCTCAATGCACAGACCCTAGCGAAGGATAACAGGGTCTGGCTGGCGCGAAGCGGCGCGTGGGATATTGCGCCGGGCTGGGACGTTGGAGACACAATCACCAGCGCCAAAGTCGTTCCGATTGAAGAGGGCGACAGCGCGGGCCTCCAGGCCCAGCTTCTTACCGCTGACCCGATTACCTTGGGCACCACCGGGCTCACGTGGTTCATTGGAGCCACGACGTTTATCTCCAACTTTACCACCAGAAACACCACTGCAGCGACTCTAACACTCGGAACTGCGTATGCAAAGAACTGGATAGTTGCCAAGCGAAATGGCACACAGGTCTTTACCCTGCCAAAGAACTCTAACCAGCCCCACCCAATCGGCACAGAGATGGTTGTGCAGATGTATGGGACTGGGAATAAGACTGTCATCGGCGCAGCAACGGTTACGGTCAACGGCGTGGTGGCTGGCTCGGTGGTTCTCACTGGACGGTTTGACGCGCTCTGGATCAAGAAGATCGCCACGAATGAGTGGACCATTGTTAAGATGGTGGTGGGGTCCAGCACTGGGGTTTCAGATGGAGACTGGGGCGACATCACCGTCTCTGGTTCTGGGACTGTCTGGACGATAGACCCCGGCGTTGTGACGCTGGCCAAGATGGCCGACATGGCCACGGGCAGCTTCCTGGGCCGAAACACTGCTGGGACCGGCGCGCCGGAGGTCTTGTCCAAGGCCACTGTTAAGACCATGCTGGACTTGGCTGGCTCTAATACCGGCGACCAGCTTACTTTCAAGACCGTGCGGGTGGCTACGCAGACAGATGTTGTGGCCACGGCTGCGGCGGATGTTTTGACTATTGTAGCTGGGCCGAATATCAGCATTGGCACCGACGCCATAAATCGAACCATTACTATTAGCACTCCGGCTGGCACCTACTCGGATGAGCAGGCACAGGACGCTATCGGGGCGATGATAGACTCCACGTTTGTGTACGTGGACGGCACCCCGCTCCTTAGCCGCGCGGCGCTGACAGGTGACATCTCTGCCCCGGCAGGGAGCAATGTTACGACCCTTGCCACAGTGAATGCCAATGTTGGCTCCTGGGGCCTGGCTGCGAGCGTGGCGCAGTTCACTGTTAACGCGAAGGGGTTGATTACTGCGGCTGCGAATGTGGCCATAGCCATTGCCTCTACCGCGATCACTGACGCTACCGCTGCGGGCCGGGCGATGCTCACAGCCGCAGATGCCGCGGCCCAGACGGCGCTCTTGAACGTCGCTACGACCGTGCTCAAGGGCCTGATGTCAGCGGTAGACAAGGCCAAGCTCGACGCCATTACTGGCACCAATACCGGCGACCAGAATCTCTTCTCTACCCTGGCTGTCTCTGGTCAGAGCAATGTTGTTGCAGATGCTACTTCTGACACCTTGACGTTTGTTGGTGGCACTGGTATCACTATTACCACTGATGCAAGCACCGATACAATCACCTTTACCGGAGGTGCTACACAGAATACCTTCGGCACTATCACCATCTCCGGCCAAAGTGATGTAGTCGCGGACTCTACCTCAGACACCTTGACTCTTGTGGCTGGTAGTGGAATTACTCTCACTACCAACGCCGGTACTGATACCATCACAATCTCCGGCTCAGCCAGCCAGAACACCTTCGCTACCATTGCGGTTTCTGGGCAGAGCGACGTGGTGGCTGACTCTACCTCGGATACTTTGACCCTTGTGGCTGGCACAGGTATCACTATCACTACCAACGCCAGCACTGATACAATCACTATTACTGGGTCTTCCACTCAGAACACGTTCTCTACCATCTCGGTTTCTGGCCAAAGCGATGTCGTTGCAGACGCCTCGGCAGACACCTTGACCTTAGTTGCTGGTACTGGTATTGCGATTACTACCAACGCTGGCACAGATACAATCACAGTCACATCTACTGTCGGCAGCACGCAGGGTATTCATACTCTCTGGATACCTGCGACTGCGATGGTCGCGGATATAACCAATGGTCCTGCGGCTGGCGCAATCCAGCCAACAAGCCATGGAGTTATTTTCCCGACTTTTGACTTTGACACCTCCACGCAGGAGTACGTCCAGTTCCAGGTTCGGATGCTGAAGAGCTGGAACCTCTCAACAGTAACCTTCGTTCCTACATGGTCTCACGCAGCTACGACTACTAACTTCGGTGTCGTCTGGACGATGGATGCTGTCGCGTGTTCTGATGGTGATGCTGGAGATGCTAGCTTTGGCTCTGGTCAAACTTCTACCGATACCGGCGGCACGACTAATACCATCTATGTAGGCCCTGCGTCTGCTGCTATTACCATCGCGGGTACTCCTGCGGCAGAGGACTTAGTTTCATTCCGTGTCTACCGCACTCCAGCCAATGGTTCAGATACAATGGCTATAGATGCTCGTCTGCATGGCGTAACGCTTTACTTCACGACGAATGCTGACACCGATGTTTAAGGTAAATCAACTCCACGGCTTCAATGCAGTCTCACCTGCACCTGTTGTTAGGCTCGGTTATCAGACAACAGTGTTGGATAACACGAACCTAAATACTTATACATTCACTGCAGTTGCCCTTGGTCCAGCAAATACTAACCGAACCATCCATTGTGTAGCAGGATGGACTAGTGCCACAAAATCAGTTTCAGCAGCTACTATTGGAGGAATAGCAGCAACTATCATCCACCAAAGTTCTGTCGGGACTGACGGAGTTTGCGCCTTTATGGCTGCAGTTCCAGCAGGGGCAACTGGTGATATTGTTGTCACTCTGACAGGTACTGGCACTACCGCGAACCTGATCGTTCATGTGTATCGTAGCACTCTAGTTGCTCCTGTGCCTGTCCAGCATAAGGCCGCAACGGCCACTGCGACGACTGTTCAGATTCTTGATCTTCGCACGGTTATTGGTGGTTTTAATATAGTAGCAACACTGAATAACCACGCAACAGATGACATCGCAACCACGTACACTGGTGTAGACTCTCCAGTTGAGGATAACGAGTCAGCAAACGACGGACCTCAGCGTTTTAACTCTGCTAGTATTGTTGCGACAGAATCCGTCTTAACAAATGACTGGACAGCTACCACCACAAACAGCGTCTTTAAGCGTATGATTGGTCAATGCTGGGCCGCTTCGAGTAGCCTACCCCAGTCCGGATTAGACTACTATCTGGCAGTGGACGGTAGCGGTACTTCTCCAGCTACGTTTAGTGCTATGCCATTTGGACCAGACATTTCTGGTAGAATGGTAATTGCTGTAATAACGTGGGGGGCTGGTTCAGACAGATCACTCTCGTCTGCTACGATTGGTGGTGTTGCAGCAACTATCGTCCAACAAGCACATAATGCACCAACTAACGGTGGTGGAAGTGCAATTATAACTGCAACTGGTGTTACTGGGACGTTTGGTGATGTGGTAGCTACGTTTAGTGGAACTGTTTCTACTACACAGTGTTCTACGTTTTTCTCTAAGCCAGCTAGTTCAACAGCCGTTGATTCTGGCACCTCCAATACTGTCGGAACTTCCAAAACAGTTACAGACATCGAAGTAAAGAATGGAGGATTTATCGTTTGTGTTTCTAGGAATGGAGGCACAGGAGCACAATCGACTGTTTATAACGGAACTGATACGGCTGTTCTTAATGAAGATTACACCAATAGCGGTGCTGTTTATAGAGTTTCAACATGGTCTGCACTGACAACGGAAAACGCAACAACTAATGATCCAGGGTTTTCAACTGCTGCAAGTGTAATAAAGAACATCTGTGCGGCGAGTTGGTTATGATCCGAGCGGCGAAAGGAATAACTTGAAAATGAACGCAGTCAGACCACCAAGTCCAGACGTTCTGATGGAGCGTTTGGATAACCTTGGCCGCCAGGTGGACCAGTTCCGTTCAGAGACTGGCTCGAAGATGGAGCAATTTCGGACGGAGACTGGGATGAGGCTCGACCGAATAGACGACGACATTACCAGGAACTATGTCTCGCGAGAAGAGTTCACGCCAGTCAAGACTATTGTTTATGGCATGGCGGGGCTTATTCTTATTGGCTTCGTAGGAATGCTCATGTATCTGATAGGATGGCAGAGATGATTACACTAGGGAGGCTAATGGCTGCTGCGTTTATCTTGGCGGCGTTTGGGTTGCTGCTGATGTTTATTGCTCTGCTGGATGCCTCTCATCCAGAGCCCACGAATAACCGTCGTGTGCAGACGCCAGTTGTTGCACCGGGAGAGAGGCTGGTTATTACCAACGGCCTTACAACACCGACTACGTGCAATGCGCTGATTTACAGAACAGTCTACGATGGCGAGGGCACGAGGGTTTACAGCGAGTCTGAGTACAAGCCTGGGGTTCCGTATACTGACGTGCCGCCAGTGCATGTGCTGAGGGCCATACCGATACCAGACTATGCAGACCCCGGCCCAGCGGAATACCACGTAGTGGTTGAGTGGCAGTGTAATTTTGTCCAGAGGCTCTTTCCACAGATCGTGGAATTGCCGGTGCTGGATTTTACACTTAGGAAAGCCCCATGACAAAGCAGATGCTTTGGACAGCGTGGCTGATGGTGGTGGCGGGGGCGTTGCTGTCGCTTGTGATGATGGCGTTAATTGTAGGAGCTTGGATATGATAAGCAGAGAGGCTATGAAGATCGTTGCTCCGAAGGGCAACGCGGAGATTATGGATGAACTGGCCAAGGCGTTTGCCAAGCATCTTATAGAATACGGCATTGACAATCATCTGCGCGAGGCGCACTTCCTGGCCCAAGCGGCGCATGAGAGTGCTGGCTTTAGAACCCTGCATGAGTATTGGGGGCCGACAGCGGCGCAGAAGGGCTACGAGGGACGAAAGGACTTGGGAAATATAAAGCCTGGGGATGGGTTCAAGTATCGAGGCCGGGGGATATTTCAGCTAACTGGCCGGGCGAATTACCATGTCATCGGGCAGAAGCTAGAACTCAATCTTGAGGGCGACCCGGACTTGGCGGCGAACCCAGACGTGGCGACAAGGATCGCGGGGCTGTACTGGCAGAGCCGGGGGCTTAGTGCCTTGGCGGACCATGATGATGTGCTGGCGATCACGAGAAAAATCAACGGCGGGCTGAATGGTTTGGCCGACCGCAGGGCGTATTTGATAAAGGCCAAGGGGGCCTTGATTGACAAAGACCATGGATAACCCCATGGCCGCGCGATAGGGCCTCCTGTGGCCCTTGTAAGGCCGTGCCGGGGCGGTTCCCCCGGTGAGTAAGGAAGAGGTAACACAATGACTTTTAGTTGGACAACTGCGGCCTCTACCATCGCTGCGATACTTTCCGTGGTGCTGGGGGTGATGACCAGTGTGCTGGGGTGCCACGCCGGAGCGGCGGACATGGCTGCGACTTGCAGCTCTACGCTCTTCTCTCCGGCGATCATGGGCTTTGCCAGCATCGCCTTCGGCGCGTTTGCCTTTGTGGCAAAGCTCATTGGCGCGGGCGGCCCGCTGGCTAATCTCTTCGGCCAGAAGGCTGTGGTGCTGCCAGAAAACGATCCGCACTCAGGCGTCGGCACAACGACTCCAGCCGAAGTCGCGAGGCCGTAACATGGGATGGCTAGGGCTGTTGAAAGTAGTCCTGAGCCTGGCGAATGCTATCGCCGGGTATGTAAAGGACAAGCAGCTTCTGGATGCAGGGGCCGCGCAGGAAACTGCGCGGTCACTAGCCCAGCTGCAGCAGAGGCTTGGCTTGGTGGCTCAAGTGGATGCCGAGGTCAAGGCCCTTACCGATGCGGACCTGAACGCCGCACTTAGAGGCGACCAATGAAACTCTATTCTCAAGTCTGTGTTGGCTTGCTGGTGGTGTTTGTTTGCCAGACTCCGCCCCCGCCACCTGTGGTTAGTGACTTCTGCCAGGCGGCTGGGCCAAATATCATCGCCTTGCGGGGGCTCACCGATCCAGAGATTGCCGCGCTAACTCGCCAGCGGAAGGAAGCGATCTTGGCTCTTAGGACAAAGTATAAGAAACTGTGCGGGGGCTAGCTTCCGCGCCGGGCGGTTCCCCGGCTTTCTGAAAGGAGACTATCATGGAAAACGAGTATGATAAGTTTATGACTGCGTACACCGCGGAGAGAAGTGTTGCGGTGAGCCAGCACAACACCGCGGCTTCGCATATTGGTGCTCATGGCCTTGACGGCACGAAGAGCGACTACTGTGCGGATCAGGCGCTGCTGGATAATTTTCTGGAGGAGATTGCTCCAGCTATCCGGCACATCAGGGGCTACGGCCCTGGCATCTCGGCGGCGGTGGCTCTTATCAATGCAGTTAATAAGACCATGCGTCCGACGCTGTGCATGAACTACGTGGAACCAGCGCCTGTGCCAGTGTCAAAGGAGGCGGACGCGAAGCCTGATGAAACAAAGCATCAGGCGAAAGTGGAGCTGAAAGGGGCTTCAAAGAAATAGAGGAAATGGGGGCAACTTGCCCCCATTTTTATTGGTCTAGAGCGTAGGCTCGGTGGCTGCGGTAGGCGTCGGGGGCGCAAGGTCTCCGGTCAGGTCGTCCAGGAGCAAGATAGCGTTTGTGTACCGCTCATGCACCTGATCCATCATGTCTTGCAGATGTTTCATTGCCGCGGTCTGGTCATTGACGAGGCTGGTTCTTACCTCCTGGACACGTTCGAAGAGCTTGATAAGGCCGGTGTTGAGGCCGTGGAGAGTAATGGTGTTGGGAAGGTCTGGCATGGAAGGCTCCTTGGTTGAGGACTGATGGGCTGGATGGATGGGGAATAGTGGGCTCAGGGCTCTGTGTTTTGGGGCTCCTTTCTTGGATCGAGGCGGATGATGAGGACGGGGATATTCTGCCAGTCTTGAGTATCGTCTTTGCTCCCGCTTCCACGGCTTCATCGGGGAGGGTGATGGTCATTTGAACACCCGCATTTCTCCGCACTTCCTGCATTTGATACCGATAGTCCAAATGCTTTCCGATAACTCTGTTTCGATCGGTCGCCAATCGTGCAGACAGATACCAAAGAAGCGAAGGATTTTTTCAATCATGGCTTCTCCAGTGCGCGGATGGCTGCAGCTTTGCCTTTCCCATAGCCTTCAAGATAGCCGCGATCAGCGTTTTCTTTTGCCACCGCAAGCTCGCGCTTCAAGCGTTCAATTTCGTCCACGGCTCCCTGAAATGTAAGAGCTGGACCTTCTGACCATGTTACGGTTCTTGCTTCTGCCAGCTCGCGAGTGAGTTCATCTTTTTCCTTAATCATCGCATTGATGGCCATTACGCGCCTATCGTCAAGGGCCTTTGCTAAGGCAAGCTCGCGGGTGAGGCGCTCGATCTCGTCGTTGCGGGTCTTACCGCGTATCTGGTCAGCCCGTTCAATTGCATTGGCAAACCAGCCGATCATCCAGCCATGGTCAATGTTATCGTGACCTAGTGTCTTAGCTGTCTCGCAGAACTTTTCCGCCCAGCGATATGCGTCGGCACCACAGTATTCAAGTAGTTCAATGTCGCTCATGGCGTTTCCTCCTGTGCTGCGGCGATCATGGCGCGGTAGACAATGGCAGCGTCAGAATAATTACCTGACTCATTTCTACCGTGGACAAGCATCTTCGCTGTCGGCTCCCTCGGCACAATCACATGCGTTCCCGCTGCGACGGGTTCGAGGAGGCGAAGGGCGGCAAGGACTATATCCCAATCGCCTAGCTCAAGTGCAACAGTGCAATGGCCTATCTTGCCGTCACGGGGAAGCTTGCCGACACGCTCAGCAACACCGTGCGCGCCGAATACTAATCCCAGTCCAGCCTTGGCGGTCTCTTGCTGGATCATGACTCCAAGACCTCCGCGCGGCGCAGCATCGAGTACGCAATGTCCTGGGTCTCGACTCGGGGTGGCTGGACGCAGGGCTGCGTGTGCAAGACCGTGGCGAAGAGGTTTAGAACGTCGATCTGAGCTTCGGCGATCTGTAGCCGGTGGCGAAGGCGCTTGATTTCCTCCGCGCCCCGGCGCAAGAGATCAGCGTTAAGCCGCAGGGCTTCTTTGTCGATGGACTGGTTTTTCATGTGCCTGTCTCCTTTTTCTTCTCAAAGTAGAGTGCTTCGGAACCACAGCTTGCATCTACATACGTTCCCCGACGCATAGCCTCGGCGTCACGAATATCTGGCTCGCCAGTGACCATGGAGATAACTACGTTGCACTGGTGCTCTATCAGCGCCGCGCCGGTGTACTGTGCGCTGGGAGAAAATTCCCGGTGGTAATAGTGCTTGCAGTCTTTGCAGAAAAGTCTCTTAACAAAGGGCATGGTGGTGGGCTCCTCTAAGGGTGTGTTTGGGTCGTTGCTACGTGCGTCGTCAGGGCTCTGGTTGTACTTGCCGGGCGGGAAGCCCTCAGGATACGCCCGGCTGTAGTCTCTTCTGGCCATCTTCTTACTCCATTCCATGCAAATGCTTGGGACGCGGTGTGTAGAGCTTGGTGCCGAAGTCTCTAGAAACCATGCCGGTCTTTTCCAAAAGCTCCAGGAGCCGAGGGACATTCTGGCTGGGGGTGCGGTCCATCAAGAACGCCAACACGGCGGCCTCGTGAATTGCTTTTCTGTCCGCGGCATAGAGCCGCCAAAGATGCTGGAAGCATTCATTGAGAACCTGGCTGTCAGACTTGCCTTTCATGTCTCGGAAGATACTTGGCATCAGGGTCTCGACATGTAGGAGCCAGTTCCTAGCACGCTCTAAGTCGCGCAGCGTAATGACCATGGTATCGCCCCGCGAGGCGCAGCTAAGCATAGCCAGCTTAGAGACATGCACCCCGCGCTTGGGGTTGTACCAGATGAGCTTATGGTGTTCAGGCTCCGGGTAACAACCTGCCTTTACCCACTGGGCAAGTTCCTTGGCCGCGTCGGGTTCCCAAGTAAACGCTCCGAAGAGCTTAGACATGCGAAGTATCTCGGCCATAAGAACTCGCCACTGGCCGGGGCGGTCGTCGCCGTTAAGGGCTCCGAAGGTGAGGTCCGGGTACTGGCGCTCAGCAGAGTAGACCATGACGATGCGCGCTGTGAAGCCCATGTTCCAGACTTCATCTGGAAGGAGATCGGTCATGAAGCCGGGCTGGGAGCCAGCCAAGATGTTTAGTAGGGGGTTGATGATGTCCACGCGCTTGCGAGCGCCAAGCGAGGCGCGCCTCTGCTCGCCCATGACATCTCGCCCGTCATACGCTCCAGTTATAGACGATACGAAGTCCTTGTCATAGGCGCTCATAAACATTCCCAGTTCATCCGCGATAACAGCCAAGGAGGCGAACTCGATGAACTGTCCTCCAAGGGGTATCTTTTTAGCAGCAGACTCCATTGCATCGAAGAAACCAGCTTTTGTAAGACTGTCGGCGGAGACATTAAGTTTGGGGTTGGAGCGAATAAGCTTCCGAACGGGATTAATGGCAGGTGTCTTGCCAGCGCCTGGTCCTCCGACCAGCAGGATAAACATATTTGGGTATATGGGCTCATGCAAGATCACCGTCCAGGTACGTCGTTCTAAGCATGTTGCTACGCAGGAGATTGCAGACCATAGGCGGAAGATGTCCGCTGTTGGTGAACCCTTGGTGTACTCCATGAAGGAGGAAATAAAATCCACTGCCGTTTGCCCCCAAGCCCGACGAAGGGCTAAAGCCTTTTTCTGTCATCTGTGCCACGCCACTTAGAGAGCCCAAGCGGATTAGAAGTTTTGTCAAAGTCTCCCCAGTTCCAGCCGACCTTGGCCTCGCCGGGGACGTTATAGCTTCGCCCAGACTTGGGGTCGTGAAGAGGGGTGGAGATGTAACCAAGGGCTTGGCTAATGATCTGGGCCTCATCGGCAGACTCCGGGTACTGGAAGTAAACCGCGTCATGAACCTGGGCGCAGAGGCGGACGTTTTTCATGTTGTGCCATATGCGCCAGAGGGCGAGGTTAAGGCGGTCGCCAGTGGAGGACTGCGGCGCGTAGGCGATGGCTTCGCGGAGCGTGGTGTCGTCGTTTGCGCGGCCAAAGAACGTGCGCTCGCGGCCAAAGACCGTGGTTAGAGTGCGAGTGGTTTGGATCTCTTGGGCAACCCAGCGGTGCCACTTTTGTATACCTGGGAAGGCGGTGAAGTATTTGGCTTGAAAGTCTATCATTAGCTTCTGTGGGACTTTCAGGTGCCGAGCCATTGTGAAAGGAGTTCCGTAATAATTGCTGCCGTGCCCACCGCGTTTAGACATATCACGATAGGTAAACTCACGGTAGAAAATTTGCTCGGCAATTTTCCTGTCTTGTTTAAGCTCGCCAGTCCATGGTAATTTATCCCATATGAGGCGACAAGTGAGAGTGTGCAGATCACCAGATAAACACGCATCAAGATAGCTCCAATCACCAAAGAGTGTGCCGCATAGCCAGCCAACTTCGCGGCTTTCGGCTTGTTCTAGGTCAATGCCGCAGAGCTTCCAGCCGGGGTCCGCAATGAAGATGCTGCGCAGCTTGCGCTTGATGTTCTGGGCGTTGAGGCCAGTGCCTTCAGAGGATTGGCTACTGCTCCAACGCCCTGTCTCCGTGCCGACGATGTTGTACGAGGTCCGCATCCTGCCGTCTGGATCGACTTCAGACTCCAGGGTCTGGAGTTCTTTGGCCAGGTCTCTTATGGACAAGATGCAGCTGATAATTGGTCGGGGGTACATATAGACTTCCAACTTCTCCAGGACTTCGCGGTTCATGGAGAGCTTCTTTACGCCTTTTTGACTTATCCATTGCTCTGGCAGCCGCATTCTAGAGTAGAAGAACTCAAGAAGCTGCTTGGTGCTGCGCGGGTTCAGGGACTTGCCCCAGACCACCGCGGCCAGACGCTGCAAGGCGACATCGTACTTGGCGATCAAGTCCTTGAGCCGCAGGATGGCTTTCTCTCTAGCCTCTTGGTCAATAAGAAACCCTCGCAACATCATTTCCAAGGCTGGGCCTTGCATGGCGCGGGCGAAGGTGTAGACCTCGGGGATATAGTTATGGGTCTTGGAGATCTCTTCAAAGATTTCCAAGGTAAGACAGCAATCCAGCCCGTTGTAGACTTGGTGCTGGTGGGGTGTCGGTTCGCCGGGGCGAAGGTCAGCCGTTTGAATCAGTGGCAACTGGTTTGCTCATAAGTTTGACTTCTTGAGTTGCGGAGATTAGGTCTTGGACGTTAAATCTCAATCGTCGCCCGTCAAAGAGTTTGACTGTGAGTTCAAATCTGTCCCACTCTAGGTTGTAGTCTAGCTTGGCTTCCATAACTTTATCATGCACAGTCTGGCTCCTTTATGAACCATTCAGTTGATTCATTGTACGAGATTGGGTCTACGAACTTGACTGGAATGGAGTATTGGGCTGCGATCTCTAGCTCGCCTTTGACGCCGATGGAGTCCTTTACCCCCTTCAGTCCAAGCACCAGCATTCCGTTGGAGTGACTCAGCATACATTCATTGTAATGCTTCCAGAAAGCAAAGTCTGTTGGCATGGCGTGCTTCTTGGCCATGTCGTGGCAGTGGACTATAGGAGAGTATACGAAGATACCAGTGTTAAGAAGGTGCGCTGTGTATCGGAGCACCCGGTGGTAGCGTATATTCATGACGGACTTGGACTTATGGCTGTAGGGCGAAGCCACGTAGGCGTATTGGAGCTTATTCATCTGCCTTCTCCACTTCGTCTCGCGCCCTGTGGCGCATGATTTTCCACGCGACTTCATTGGTATAGATGCTGCCCATAAAGCCCAGGCTCTTTTGCATCTCCGGGAAGAGACTATGATGCAGGAGCATGGTATCTTCCATGCAGTTCTTGGGTCTCAGGCCCATGCGGGCGAGGTACTGCAAGTCATACAAGCCGTTCTGGAAGAGCTTGGGATTGGGGCCTTCCAAGATACGGCGCACGAGTTTCCAAGCCAGGATTTCCTCGGCTTCGTCTTGGTAGAATAAATTCCCCGGCTTGGAGGTGTCGCGGAAAGTCATGACCATGGCATAGCTTCGGCTGGTAGCAAAGCCGATGTCGGTTATCTGCTTGTTCTTGGTCTCGATGTCTACAGACATGAGCCTGTGGCCAAGGTTCTTGTTGGCCCAGATGGTTGCCTCGAAGAGGCTGGGCTTGACAAGTATCTCGCGTCTAGGCCGGACGAGTTCAGGGAAGTCTTTCTCACGCCAGGCTTTTATCAGGTCGGCCAGTAGGATCGGTCGGTGCGCCCATTGGCGCATGATGTAGGCCGGGTGGAATGCGGGCAGCACCTTGAGGCCGGGGGGCGTGATGGATGCCGCCACCGCCCCCCGTAGGGCCGAGATACCGCTATTCCCAAGGACCGCCCACAGGGCCGTATTGCCAAGGCAAACGATAAGATTTGGCCGGGCGAGTCCGATCTCAATGTTAAGCCGTTCGAGTTCGGAAGCAAACTCCCTGCGGAAAAACTTGCCCCGCTGGAACGCCGGGCGAGCTGGCAAAGCCTCAGCCTCGGGGCCGAGGTATGCTTCGATCTTGTTGTTGGGTGGGCGGGAGCAAAAGACATTGGTAAGGAGAATCCCTGCGGACTCTAGCCAGTCCTCACGCTCTTTTACCCACAAGGTAGAGTTCATACATTGGCAGACCCAGGCGTGGGACTTGGGGTCATGGCCAGTGGCTTCGCCCAGGAGGCGAAAGAGTTCCTTGCCAGAATACCCTACAAAGGGCTTCTTCTCTTTGTCCTCGTCCTCACCCCAAGCCTCGCCAATGAGCATAAGCTTGGGGGTCCGAGAGCCAGAGGTATGTGCAAAGGGTTCAGGCATTAGAGCTTAGTATGTTTGACATGCTTTAGGTACTCCAAGATGTAGATTTCCACCGGGAGCGTCAGCTCTTGGGCCTTCTTGCGGAGCACCGCGAAGGCGTCGCCAGAGATGCGTATTCCCCCAGATATATAGCGCCGAAGCTTGCCGTCGGCGCGAGCGCGGGTGAGAATGACTCTGACCATGCCATAGGAGATGCCCAGCTGCTGGGCGATTTCCTTTGGAGCATAGTAGTCTAAGGTCATTGCTATGACTGCCTGGGTGGTGGTGTCTGGGACTCGCGGCGGTTTGTAGCGCGAGTCCCCGGTACGGTTCTTGTCTCTCACGGCTCGCCGCGTTCTTGCAGCATGGCCTTGAAGAGTATAAGGTAGACGATCATGTCATCCGCGCGGCCAGACATTGGCTCGCTGCGCTGGCGTGTGCGGCCAGCGGTCAGGTCTTTCACATAGGTCGTAATGGAGTCCCAATGCTTGCCAGTGTAGGCGCGCCAGATTGTCTCCATCGGAAGCCCAAGGTCTGCTCCGTTACGGCGGAAGTTGTCCAGCCGATCGTCACCGTGCGCGTACTCAGCGCCTTTGCTCACGGAGAGGGATTTTATTTTTTCCACAGTTTGGTCTAGGAGTATATTCCAAGACTCCGTGGAGAAACTCGGTGCAGGGCCTCGGGCTTTGATGAGTTCGGCTTCCAGACCCTGGGCGGCTTTGAGGAGCCGGTTGGTGAAGTCTTGTGGAGCGGTGACGGTCTTGGCTCCAGCGTTCTTTATCTCTACCTGCCGCCATTGATTAGCTTCGTTCTTGCGAAGAATCAACGGATCGTTGTAGGCCGCCCGCATAACAGATGCCTTCCAGCGAGGGCTTCGCTTTTGGTCTTTCGCTCTAAGTTTTCCGGCCATGTTTTATACTCCTGTTGCTCTTCTCAGATTTCTAAACGAACGAAGCGCGATGTTAGCCGCTTCAAAATGCTTTGGATCACGCTCCAGCCCCAATACCTCCTTCGCACCCAAACTTTCAGCAGCGCGTAGAGCAGAACCACTTCCACAGGTAGGATCAAGCAGACGAGTACTTTCGTCCACAAACATCTGGAAGAAGTACCTGAGCATGGGTTCGGGCTTGGTGCTGGGGTGATAGGTCTTATCCGTAGGCGCAGCATAGCTGTTGCTGACTGGCCTGACGATGAGATGGTCAGAGCGCGTTGCGATGAGCGCCGTCTCGTATATCCTTCGCGGGCCTCGTTTGGGGTCTGGCAGTATGCCGACGTTATCGCTCTTAGTCCAGATGAGTGGGAAGGGGGAAAAATCAAGACTCGGTGCGCGCTCACGGAAAAACTCCAGGGTTTTGCTGTAGTGCTCCATTGAGAACCAGAGCATGAAGTGCGAGGAAGGAGTCATTAAGGTGTCAAGGTTATCGCAAAGACAGCCAAGGATGCGCCAGTAGACGTCTGCTTCGTCTGAATAGGTGTCATGAGCTTTCCGGCCAGACATATTTCCCCCAAAGACCTCGATGCCGTAGGGAGGGTCCATGTGCAGAAAATTAAACTTCGGCCCTGCGTAGGCTGGAGCCCAAACGAGGAAGTCCTCATTAAGAATGCTTTGGACTGGCGCTGTGACTGGAATGGGTTCGGGGTCTGGGTCATCGGGATGAGCCTTTGGAAGAACCACGGTCGGGGGGCTGCTTGGCTGAAATGCCGTTGCCCCAGCTTCGACTATAGAGTTGATGATGTCTGTATTGCGGCGCTCGTCCAGCCGGATGAGGATATTGTACGCCGGGCGATAGCCTTCAGCCCCGGCGATCCGGGGGTTGTTGATTTCTTGGGCCACTCGGATCATCCGGGAGACGGTGGACTGGTCCACGCCAATGTACTCTGCGCTCTGGGTCATGGTCCAGTCAGGGGACTTGACTTCGAGCAAAGTGTGCAGTCTTAGCATGGCCTTTACTTCATCCTGCCACGGCAGGTCCATGCGCTTGACGTTTTCTTCCAGTTCAATCAGCTCCCACTCCAGGTTGGAGAGCTCGTCGCCAAGCCTTGCTGGGATGTCGGGGATACCGAGCTTCAAGGAAGAGGATAGCCGGCGTTCGCCGGCTACTATAGTCCATGGCAAGTCGGTTTCGTCCCCGGTGCTGGGGCGGACAATGATTGGCTGTAGGACGCCACGAGCCTTGATGCTGGCGTCAATATCAATCGTATCTATCTCCGACCGCTGCCGAGTGTGGCGCGGAATGAAGATCTGGGTGCAAAGCAGCCGCTTGTATTTGTTCGGGAGAATAGAAACAAATTCGTTCATCTTGGAGTCCTTTGCTTGGTCTGGAGGCACCGGCAGGTACGCAGTACATTGTCCTGCCGGTGCTCCCCCAAAGGGCCTTTGGCTGGCCCTTATTCTTCAGACTTGCCCTTCATGTTCTGGACGTTGTTGAAAGGCGGCTGCGTCGGGTCTTGCTGGTTCATTTGTTGAGTGACGTTGACGATAACGTCCTTGCCGATGCACTCCGGCAGCATTTCCCCATACGGGCGACCCTCGCCAACGCCAACAATGCCGATGGACTTCATGAACTCCTGAATACGGAACTCCGCGTCAGGGGTCATGTAGAAGTCCATTCTCATCTGCTTCTTCGAGAGGTCGATCTCGGCCATCTGCTCGGCGTCGATGTCTTCCCCGGCGCCGGTGAGCTGGGCGTGGAAACGGATGTAAGGGGTCTTTTTCTGGGCGCTTTCGCCGGGCTCCCATTTGACGAGAGTGCCATAGTAAGTGCCCGCGGGGAGTACTGGCGGGCGCTTCGCTTCGGTGGTTGGTTTGTCGAGCATGGATTTGAAGTTAACAGCCATGGGTGGGTTCCTTGAAGGGGGCTAATCTCGCCCCAGCGGCAGCGCCGCGGCAGACCACTAAGAAGCCAGGTCTCGGCTAAGGCTTTAGGGCCTATTTCTTGGGTTTATCTCTTGAGACAGCGACCAAAGCGTCGAGAATTTTGTAGTAGATCTCCTTCCAAACAGAGACTTCTACAATGGCCCGCTCTGCTGAGCGTCGAACATCAGCCAGCGTGTCGGTTAAGTGGGCTATCTTTCTGTTGGCGAGTTCTAAGTCCATACGGTGCGCGGTTTCTAGGAGGTTAAGACTTTGCAGAGCGTCTTGGATTTGTCGAGACTTTTCATCAGGAAAAGTCTGGCCAAGGAACTCCTTCTGGAAGAAATCATGAAGGTCTTTCATCTTAGCCTCCCTTGACGGCTTTGAAGTAGTCTGCAAGGCCAGTTTCCAGAGGGTACTCGCTTTTCACAGCAAGCGGCGCAGAGGTCTTAGCGTTGACCACGATGCCGCCGAGGTTCTGGCTCTGGGTGAAGATTTTGTGCTTGGTTATCGGGCCAACAGTTATGGACCGGGCAATGAGGGCCGTGTTGAACCAGCGGCCAATTTGGGGGCCTAATGCCGCGCCGATGGCGTTTGGATAGCCTTGTGGGGTGCCATAGTTGGCTTGGCTGGCGTCCTTATCGCCTTCTTCGGCTCGGCGCACGGTGATCTCGTTGGAGAATTTGATATGTGCAATGAGCACCACGTTGCACTTTATACTAGAGTCGTAGAGCATGATAAGAAACTTGCGTATCATGTCCTGGGCTCGGTTCATGTCCCGTTGGGCGTTATACCCGTCGCGGACTTGCATGAGCGCACCGTTCATGGCGAGGTGAAAGTTCATGGCCGCGATGGAGAGCATGGAAAGAGAGTCAATCACCAAGATGTCTTTCTCGGTCCAAGAGACTACGGGGCCAAGGTCTACTACGACCTCGCCTTTGGAGTCCTTTTCTTTCCAGTGGCTGAGAAGCTCCATAGTCTTGGCCCAGGCCGTGGCGCTGGCCGGAAATAGCTGGCCGTTGATGTTCTTGGTCTTTTCCGTCAGGGTCATGTATTGGACTCTGGAGGCACAGTCGGGGCTTTGCTTGACATAGGGAGACAAAGGATTTCGTAGATAACCGTTCTTACCCAGCAATATAGGCATCCCATTGTCGAGGTCCAAGATACGGAGGTTGTATCCTGCGGCGGCAAGAGAAGCCAAGGCTCCGGTCTTTCCGGCACCCGTATCTCCCATAAGGATAATTTTGATTGGTTCTTTGGAGTCATCGTAATCATTTGCACTGGGCATCCTAGTGTCCTAAGTATGAGAGGAGTTGGCGGCAGTTGATCTCGATGGCGGCAAGGGCCTCCATGGGAGAAACGTCTGCTAGGAACTCCGGGCTCTGGTTTGGAGTTTTGTTGACGCGGACGGTGGTAAAGGCTACGGCCTTGCCTCCAGCGGAAATCTGGAAGGACACGTCGTAGAGCATGAAAAGAGTCTGGAGAGAGGACACGTCAGACATCTCCCCGGATGACCAAAGGGTCCCAGATAGACACTGGGTAAGAGGACTTGAGCCACTCCTCGCGGACCTCGGGGGCGTGGCTGCAAATTGGCCTAAACGCACACCGGAAGCAGGCTTTGTCATTGGCTGGCCAGTAGTTTTGGTCCGCGAACATCTGGGCCATGCCTAGCCAGTGGGACAGGTCTTTGTACCAGTCGTCGAGCTGGCTTGGGGTGCGCTGTACCAGCCCTCTGCCAAAGCGAGAGAAAGTCACGGCCACCTGCGCGGCGTCGATCACAATGGCGGAGATTGAAGTCTTGTAGACAATCTTGCCAGCCAGGGCGTAGAGGCTCATCTGGTTGTCAGGGGTGAAGTTGGCGAAGAAGTTCTCATCTATGGTAGACTTGGTGGTCTTGCGGTCGGAGATGAAAACCTGCTCGCCCATCTTCGCGAGGCGGTCCAAGTGGCCACAGAGAATAAACGGCTCGTCTGTGAGATAGTTTTTGATGCCTTCGGCCTCGAAGCGGAAGGAGAGTTCCACGGCGGGCTTACCGTTGGCGAGCTGGATCGTGGCCATGGGGTCGGACTGGAACTTGTCCAAATACCAGACAATGCTGCGCAGCAGCGTGTGGCGGTTTTTGTTGGGGTCGTTGGAGGTCCACGGGCGCTTGCGTACAGAGTCCCAGCTTGCGACCAGCCCGTGCTGGACGGCGGCATGGAGAGCGGTCTCATGGTCGGCGCCCTCGAAGCGGCGATGGTCGTAGATCTCAAGGGCTTTGTGGTAGATTTGGCCGAAGATAAGGTGAGGGTTGTCAGTTAGAGAATTAAAGCCTCGGATCATGGTGAAGTAATAGTACCTGGGACAAGTTTTCAGACGGCCAATACTTGTGCTGTCCCAAGCGAGCTGGAGGTTGGGGTGCTTCATAGAAAAGCTGGAATTAGTTGAGAGCATTGGCATGATGGTCATGGAATTTGCTCCGAAGATATATGGAAGAGTGGTATCTTTGCTGCCCTGGTCCGACGTATCATGTCGGCAGTGCCAGTGCCTCCAGGGAAGGCAATTACCATGTCCGGCTTGCCGACATCCAGCATACGCTGGTTGCGGAGTGGCCCGGCGGCCTTCGGCCCGTCGAGTTTCCAGTACGCCGGAAAGACACGGAGTTGCAGAGGCTTGCCCATTGCCCAGAGGCTTGCAAGGTTGTCTGCTCCGTCGGCGCCGCCGTGGATGAGATCGGTGATCGGCTGCGCGGCGTGAAAGTCGTCTAGGACTTTGAATAGGAGGGCTTTGTTCTGAAAAGACCTCCCGCCGCAGACAAGGACTCTCATTTCACCACCCGGAGCCGAGGTTCTACAAAGTCTGGTAAGATGTCACCCATCTTAGATGGACGAGTGTTAAACTCGCACATCACCAGGCCGTCTGGGATAGACTTGCTATGAGGAACAGTGAATTGGTAGTGAATACACTCTTCAATCTCTCTTTCCAACATGCCACGGGTGACTTCGTAGCGAAGCTCAGCGAGAATGCGCTCTATGCGCTCCATGCGGGGGGAGTTTGCCATGGCTAAAGCCCCAAGTCGTCTAGGCTTAGACCAGGCTTGGCGGCCTCCTTGGGAACTTTCGGCGCGGAGCGCTTGCCAGCGGCCTCCGCGATAGCCCAGCGGGCGGCCTCTTCGCGCAGGGCGCGGATTACAGTTTCAAATTCCCTCTCCCCAAGACCCAGCGGATCGCTGGAGAAGATCTCGTCTAGGCTCTGTGGCTTTGCTTCAGCCAAAGGATTGCTGGTGGGTTCGTCTGCCATTTGGGACTCCCTTAGATTTCGTCTGCTAAGAGCTTAGGTGCGACCGGGAAGTTGCGCTCTTGGGCCTTGGCTTCTACCTGGTCCAGGAACTTGCCTACGATCAAGCGCACGGCTTCGGAGCGTTTGTAGGCTTTGGCTCCGGGGCGCATTGGCGCGGAGAAGTAGCGGTTGATGCGCTCGATGTCTCGGTCGTAGAGAACGAGATGGATGCGAGTGCCTTTTTCTTCAAGCTTGCGACTCATGTATCTGGCTCCTGGGGCTTGGCCCCTTTCTTGATGATCCAAAGCTCATGTGGAGAAGCTGGACTCGGGCGACACTCCAGGCAGTCTAGTGTCGGGTCCATGGCTTCTTTGCGGGTAGTGGAAATCTTGCTCCTTGCAAGGGGGACAGAGGAGACATAAATCACAATGCCTAGCTCCGTCGTCACAGCCTTGTAGAGGAGATTTAAGAGGTCGTCGTTGATGGCCAAGATGGGCTCCGAATTTGGGACCGGCTAACCAGCCAGCGGCAGTACAAACTCCGCTACTTCTCTCTCTAAAGAGAGGGCTTGGTTTGTTCTTTCACTGCGCCCGGTCCACGCAGCTAGCACCAAGGGTAGAGCGCCTTGGATCGCTTGGGGCACCCCCAGCAGCAGGAGGAATTGCTGCTGGGGGCAGAAGTCAGGGCCAATGGCAAAAGCCCCGGCTTCGAGTAGGGCCTTGGCCCTTAGGCCAAGATGTCGGCGGCGAGCGCCTGCATCTGGGCGATCCGGGCAGCCGCGATCTCGCGGTACTCGGGCTTGCGGGCCAGGAGGTCTGCGACGAGCTTGTCGAAAGCACCTTCGGCCAGAGTCTTGAGGTCCACGTTCTTGGTCTTGAGAGCTTCGCGGATTTTCTCCCTGGCGATCTTCGTGGCTTCCTTCTCCACCGGGTCCACGGGCATCCGAGTGCCGCGCTTGCCGGCGAACTCGTAGTCCTTGGCGTACTCAGCGAAGGCAGCTTGCAGGGCCGCGATACCGGCCTCGTCCAGCGTCCCACCGGCCTTTTCTTTGGCGTCAGCGACTTTCTTGCGGAAGTTGTTGCGGAGGTTCTCACCGAGGGTCTGGTTGAGGGCTCCGGCTTCTGCCGTGTTGATCGTGTCGCCGTCAGCATAGGGCGCCGGAGCGCTGAAAGCGATGTTGTCGATGGCGATGGTCTGGGTCGGGGCAGAGCCGTTGGTGGCTTCGCCGCTGCCGTTGGTCTGAGCTTCGTCGGTCATTTCAGTTTCCTTCTTCTGCTTCTTTGCCATGATTTGGCTCCTTTGGATGCCCGAGGCCCAGGGATTTGGCTGGGAGGGCTGGTTTTTGTGCGCCTCATGGCGCGGACAATGGAAATTTAGGCGCGATGGCATACCGTGTCAATGGTCGCGGCGTGGCCCATGAATATTTATTTTTAGGTCCATAGGGCAATACCATGACGCACATTATTCCCCCGGCATACGGCCCACCAGCACGGGCAAAGCCCGTTCCTCGAGGACTGGCCTTGGCGGTGGAATTGGAGCCAGGGATATTGGGGCTGGGACACGGCTTCCACCAGAGAGCCTCGCCGCAGACGCTGCTCGGGTTTGTGCAGTGCCGCGGGCGGGGGCAGTTAAGAAGCCATACTTCCGGGCTCTAGAAACAAGCCCAGAGACTACAGAAGAGAGATTTGACAGCGGGCTGATATGGGCAGGGAACTCTTTGCAAAGGAGCCTGCCGATTTCCAAGTAAGGTTTGCCTTGGAGGATTAGCTCTGCGGCGCGCTTGTGGATGATGTGGGGATGGGCCATTTTAGAGTCCTAAGTCTGAAAGAGATAAGGTGACGGTGCCCTGGGGCTGGGCGGGTGGCTTACTAGGGGCCGAGGCCTGCTTGGAGTATTTCCAGCCCGCGGCGAGGAGGACTTCCTCTGGCTCCTCCCACCATCGCGCCAGCCACCAGTCCAGTTCCTTCTCGGGAATGTCCCAGTAAAGGGTTCTGGCGGTGGCTAGGGCGATCAACGGATGGGCGGTGATCCAGATGACATCAGGGTTGAGCTGCAGGAGAGTAATACTGGGAAGGGGGCCTACTGGCTGGCCCTCCCACAGCAAGGCCGGGATACCGGCTTGGGTCTTAGGTCTGTCTTTGTGGTGGAAGTGCATTAGAATGGTACTCCTTTAAAGCAGGCTTTGCAAAGGCCCGCAGACAGTTTCTTTACATGCTTGCCACATAGCAAGCAGCGCGGGTCTGGTTTACGCCGCTTGGCTTTCTTTGCGAAGGCTTGGGGGCCGCGCTTGAGCCGAGCGGCGTGGTTGTCTCGGTGGCCTTTACCCATGCAAGAATGGCAAGACTTTGGACAGCATCTTCACATGGAGCCGGCTGGTAGAGATGCCGGGCCAATGTAAAGTCATGCGACGATGCAGCTCTGCTTCGTTAAGAGCCGTTCGGATAAGCCAGGCGAAGTCCCGTTCTGGGTAGTATGAAGGGACTGCCAATTCCACTACACAGCGGACCTTTTTTCTGTCAGCCATTTGGTTCTCCTTTCACTTGGATGACGTTGGCAAGCACGGTGAAGATTGCATTCTGCATGGCGCGGGTCTCATCCGCGACTGAGTATCTTAGGTGGACGTACTCCTCAAGCAAGGCGGCGATGAGGAGGTCCGGGTCGTTGAAGACTTTGGGCGTGAGCCAGATGGCGCCTTGGTAAGCACGGGCCAAGACGTTCAGCCCGAGGTCTTGGGAGATCTTGACCGGGTAGGTGATGTCGATGCCGCAGGAGCGGATTTTGTTCACCATGCTGGTGTAGGCGGTGAGCTGCTCTGCCGTGGGTTCGATGGTTTCCCACTGCGGCGCGGCCTTGGCGCTGGTGTAGAACACCCGCACGGCGTTTTCCCCGAGCACCGTGCCATGGGTCTTGACCAAGGCAGCTAGGGTGTCCATAAAGACCTCGCCTTTCGGGGCGTAGTCGTATGAAAGCTCGTGCTCCATGCCGTCGTGCAGGAGCGCGGCCTGAACCAGGTGCTTGTCGGGGCAAGTGGCGATGGCGTCCGCCAAGTCCCAAGAAACAGAAAAGTGGCTCGCGGTGCGGTTTTCATTCAGCGTCAATTGCTTGAGCAGGTTATATGTGAAGGCGTAGGGTTTGGAGCCTTCGTAGACCGCAATCCCCCGGTAGAAAACTGCCTTGCTTGGGTACGGGTAGACTTCGATCTTATCAGTCTTGTAGATCGGCGTCATGGTCTGGTCGAGAATGAAGGAGTCCTTATTGGCGTGAACTTTGTCGAAGGCTTCAAGCTCGACGCTTAGAACAGTGGGGAATTGCGCCAAAGTCGGACACTCTCCGCTGGTGACGCGGCCTTGCTCGTCTTTGGTGTTGGAGTAGAGTTCCCTGTAGGCGTTTTCTAGAGTCCAGTCCTTGCCGAGTTCCAGGGTGAAAGGCAGGGAGAAGATGTTGGGCTCCATCTCGCGGGGCTCGGAAGTCTTGACCATGGAACAGAGATCAAAGTCCTTGCCTCGGATGTCCTCGATGTCAGTGCGGAAGGCGTATGTCTGGCCGCCGGTGGTGAGACTTAGCTTTGCCTTGTGGCGCAGCAAGACTGCCACCGCGTACTTGAGCCCGGTGCCGAAGTAGCCAATTGGGGAGCCTTCGGCGTTGGGCTTGACGTTGACGCCAAAGGTCGTGAGGCAGCGCAGGTCTAGCTTGCCTGGGGTGGAAAAGTGAATTGCCATTGGAAGTCTCCTATTGGTTAAGGTAGAGAACGTAGTCGTTTAAGGCTTCGGTGGCCAAGGCTTCAGTCGCAAAAGGTCCGTGGCTGTCGGACCAAGTTTCGTCATAGAACCACCACTTGCCGTCTTTCTCGAAGATGGCAGATGGGTGGACAGACTCGGTGACGTTGCTCCAGTCTATCATGACTGAGGCTCCTGAAGGTAGGTTTTCTTGATCCAGTACTTGTTTCTGGAGGCGGGGGCCATTTCCGAGAGGTGCTTCATAGCCTCTGCCTCCGTGTGGAAGCAGTAGGTGTGGACGTCTGGGTGGATTTTCTGGCCCTTGAACCAGTCCACCCTGTAAAGCAGCACCCAGATTTTGTTCTCTGTGGTCATGACGGGTTTCATCTAAAATCCTCCACATTGGCCAGCACAAGCACCCGCTTGGGCCGGGTTTCGATAACATACCGCAGGTTAGCTTCTTGGATTTTCTCGGACTCGCTTGTTGCCCATTTGCTGGGGATGCGCCACGGGTCCAAGTGCAAGACTACGTCCCACTCCAAGCCTTTGGACTTGTGGCCAGAAGAGAGGACAACCTGGCCAGCATCGCGGGCGAAGAGCTGCTGCAAGGCAAGGATCAGGAAGTCGGCTGTCGGTGGCATGGCGTGCTCGGCCACGGCCAGCAGGGACTCTGCCCGGTCATGAATACCATCCAGCTTGCTTTCCTGCCCCAGGGCCGAAGCCTTGGCCAGTTCCAACTGGCGCCAGTGGTTGATAAGTTCGATGCAATCCTCGAGCTTGGTGTCGGGGTTCGGGAGAATTTTCTTGGCCAGGAGCACTAGCCCCTTGCCAATGTCCCGGCCCAGCATCTTACAGCCCACGCCCCGGCGAAGGAGCTTGAAGGCCATGCTCAGCAAGGGCGCGTTGTTGCGGCAGAGAATTGCGATCTCGTCGCCAAGCTCTGCGACTTCGTGCCAGTGCCAAACGGGCTTCTCTTCAGCTTCTTGTTCTTCGATTGTCAGAAAGCTGGCAGGTGGGCTTGGACGCTTTGGTAGCTGGATGATCTGGCCCTCGATGTTCTTGTGGAACGCCGTGAAGCCGGGGGCGTGAGCTTGCGCCCTGGCGACTACGGTCTTGGGGCAGCGGAAGGTGGTGAAGAGTGGCAGCTCGATCCACTCCTTGCGAAGTAGCTTGAGCTTGTCCATGGACTGGTGGTCCGCGCCGCGGAAGGCATAGATGGCTTGCTTTCTGTCACCCACGACAAAGAGTCTGCCCGCTGCGACCTTCTGGACTTGGATGTGGTTCAGCGGGCTGAGGTCCTGGCTTTCGTCCACAATCACAGCTGGGTATCTTGGGAACACGCCGCCGAAGAGCGCCGACATGTAGATCTGGTCATCGAAGGAGACCAAGCCTTGCACGGCTTCTTTGATGACGGCGAAGAGCACCTGCTGAGCGAAGGGGATGAACTTAGGCTCGACGCTTTGGTCCAGCGCAAGCAAGGCCCACTGCTCAGGGGTGTCTGGCACGAGGCCCTTGGCGTAGGAGAAGTCCTTGGGGACGAGCCCGGCGTTCTGGGCTGCCGTAACCAAGTCTTTGACCGAGGCCCAGTCCTCTTTGGTGCCCTGGAAGCCTTCGTCCTTGAAGAGCTGGGTGACAAGGCGGCCCACTTTCCTGTCGTCGAGAATAAGTCTCTTGCCGATGCTCCGGCCCCATGCGCCGTGGCCAAGGCCGTTAAAGGTCTTGATAACAAAGTGCTTGGGGAAGCGTTTCTCAAGCTCTGTCGCAATGAGCTTGTTGAAGGCGAGTGCCATGGCGGGGATACTGGAGTCCATGCGCCAGGCCATCATTTCCATTGTAGTCGTTTTGCCGGTTCCAGCATAGGCGTTGACCAAGAGGCTCTCCGGGCGGCTGAGCGCCGCGTCGAAGATAGCTTGTTGCTCGGGGGTTGGATCATGTGGCATCAAAGTCGTCCTCTCCAAAGTACAAAGTCTCGATGTCTCCGCCACAGCCTACGTCGAGGTACCGGGCGGCGGTTGCGGCCTCCGTGGCGTCCGCGCCCTGGAACATAGCGCCGAGCGCAAAGTCCATGCCGCTGCCGTAGGCCACGCCGAGGTCGTAGGGGAGTTTAGTGGTGAACCAAGTGTCATCTTCGAAGATGCTCACAGCGGTTTCATCCGTTGAGAAGGCGTCGAAGATAATGGCCTTGGAGCCTGGCATCTTCGGCGCTTTGTCGAAGAGCCACCGTGGCTCGACTTGAGCCTCGAGGAAGTGACGCAGGAAGCGGTGGCCAAGGCCAGCCTCCCCCACAAAGCCAATGAGCCTTGTGGGGGAGATTTTGAAAACCTTGGAGACCTTGTATGGGTATATGCTGCCAGAGATGTTTGTCTGGGTGTCCCCGGCGAGGGCACCGTACCGAAAGGCTATGATGGTCATGAGGTTGGGCTCCCAGATATTGCCACATCGTAGCAGTAAGAAAAGTCTCCTGGCCCAGGCATAGCCCGGACCGAGAGTCTGCATTGAAGGGGCAGGTGAAGAGAGACAAGGTACTTTATTAGCTCCTCAAACTTGAGGGCATTAACAGAAGGCACTGGCGTCTGTTCGAGAATGGACGCCAGGAGTTTTGTGTCGTAGACGGTTGGGCTGAGATGGACTGTATGTCCAGAGGCGAGAAGTACATCGTACCGCTCGCCTTTCTTGGTGTAAGAGAGTGGAAAGGAGATGAAGTTTGTCACTTGGGCTCCTTTGCAAAGTACAGCATTTCGATGACCTTGGCTGCCTTGGCGATCCGCTCACGGGTTTCGTCGGCAAGAGAGCCGAATGTCTGGTCCGTGTCGGAGAGAATAACCGCCAGGGTCTCGGCTATGGACCGAGCCCTGGGGCTGAGTTTCAGAGGCTTAGTCATTAGGGTAGTCCTCCGTGTGGTAGTCGGCGTCGTCCCGAGGTCTGTCATCGACAAGCTGCAGGGTTGCGATTCTGGTGATGCGGAGCCTGCAAAGGCCGTCCACATTCACCCAGATCGCATTGCCGTCGCTCTTGATTTGGACCTCGACGTGTTCCGGCTGGGTTATGTCCAGCATGGTGAGGGTTTTGTCTTGCATCGGCTTGCTCCTTTATGTGAGAACTACTAGCAGCAGCAAAATGGCTGCTACTAGGAGAGCGGCCCACATGGTCGCTGTCAAGGCAACAAAGGAAGCTGTTGTGCGTCCAGGGTGAACCTTGCGGCTGGCTTGCCGTTGGATAAGAAGGCCAGCATCGCGGGCATAGTCTCGCCCAGGAACTGGTCAACTATCGTAGCCGCCACTTCTTTGCGAATGTACCCGAGGTGCCAACCGGCTTCGTGCTGGATTTCTTCCAGGCTCTTGCCGAAGAACGGGGCGTTGGAGGCCAGGGCCTCCACGTCGCAGTGATCGGCGTTGATGTGCTTGGAGTTGATCCAGACTGCGATTGCGTTTGGGTCGTAAGGGTTGTCTGGCTCTGGCCGAAGCTCTAAGGGACAATCCCCAAAGAGCGTGGACAAGATAGCCTTTGCTGGCGGGCGGAAGTGCGCGCCGACAATTTCGTCTATGCGAGTCATGTTAGTCTCCTTTGCTGGTGTAACGATCTTCAGGGCGCTGGTCCCTGAAGTCCGTTGCATCAGACCGGCTTGGGGATGTTGAAGAGTTCGTAGAGGTCCGGGGCTTTGAGAGGGGCTTGGCCGGGCTTCTTGACTCGGGCGACTTCCAGTATCCGAACCATCTCCGTGAAGCCGACTGAAGAGTCTGCCATGAAGAGCATGAATTCGAAGAGCGCCGGGATGTCGAGCTTTACGGTCCCAGTGTCGCTGGGCTTGTTGCGGTGGGGCTCGAAGATGAACCTGCCGAGCCTTTTGCTGAGTTCGTGGCCCAGCGCGGTGATCGCCATGCCGGGAGGCATGGAGTTAAGAGTTTGGTGGAGGTGCTGGAGCTTGGGCTCCATGCTCTTGTCGGTGTCGGCGTAGAGATCAGTTTTGAGTCTGTCCAGGTAGGCGTTCATTGGGGAGTTCCTTTACAGCAGCCGCAACAGACGCCATTGTCTTTGCAGCATGGGTGGAGACAAGAACCAAGGCTCGGGCCTTGGCCTAGATCGCAGCCTTCACGAGGAAGAAGGAGATAATGCAAACTAGGGCATATGCCAAGGGGTTGTTGGAAAACCCGCTGGCCAGTTGAGAGATTGTGTCGAGCAGAAACTCGGTCATGATCTAGGCTCCTTTCCATGGTCGTGCTCCTTGTGGACGTTGTACGCGGTGCGCTGGGAGATATAGCCTTTGTCTGCGTTCACAAACACTGGCTGGATAAAGACTTTCTTCACAAACTCGCCTCCGGGGCCATAGTGCTGGGAGCGGATATGGCCGCGGCGCATGTGTGGGCGCTTAGGTGCGCCGGGCTCTGTACCCGGTGTGTCTGGGGCCGACTCTGTAACTCGGCCTATTGACAGGCTGGTTGTATACAGGGCCTTGGCCTTGCCGACTCCGTGCTTGGCGAGGGAGTTATGCTTGGTCTCCTTGACGATGTTCTTGGTGGCCAGCAATACAATCAACGCCTCCCAAAGCAACGCGGCGCGTAGTTCCAAGTCCTCTGCAAGTTTCTGCTCGCGCCGGTGGAGATCGGCGGAATAGCCGGTAAGATTTGTGCGGAGAAATTCACAAAGGTCTGGGACGTAGTGTTGAGTCCGGCAAGATGTCAGGGAGACCTTTGGAGCGTTCTTGCTGTAGTTAAAGATCATCGTCTGGTTTGGGTGCCAGTCGTCCTTTGGATCAAGCTCGCCGTCAGCGCGTGGTTCAACCCGGAGGACACTCCTAACGGGGACTTCTATGGAAAACTCATCATACGGTGGCTCCGCGATGCCGAGTTCTTCCATGTCCTTGAACGTCGCTACGGTCTCCTCGATCGAGATGCTCTCGATGATTTCCGCGCTTAGGCGGAAGAGCTGGCGGATCATTTCAGCCCCCGCAAGAAGTCCAGCTCCTGCTGGGCAGCGGCGAGGAACTCTGGGCTATCATAGCCAAAGCGCACGGCGTCATGGGCTGCGCGCCAAGGGGAGCCTTCACAGTCTGTATAGCCGGTGCTTTGATAGACTGGGCACTCGTAGCAAGAGGAAATGTGGTACTCTTCATCATCGCCTTCGGTGTCGTAGAACTCATCGCAAAGCGCACACTGGTCTCCTGTGCAGCCTTCGTAGGCTCCGCGCTTGCCGGTGGCGAGGCGCTCCCAATGTTCGATGGAGAGTTCGAGGGAAGTTTTCTTAGTCATGGGCTTTGCTCCTTAGTCTATGAGGCCAAGTTTACGCAGGTACTCAGTTGGATCGGTTTTGGCTAGGTTGGCTTCGCGCTCCTGCACCGCGGCTTTGGCTTTGCGCTCGGCATCTTTAACCATGGCGCGGGCGTGGCGCTCTTCCGCCAAGGCCAGCTTACTTAGCGTGCCGTTTACGATGTCCCACTGGGTGGGCGAGGGAGCCATGGCAATCTTTGGCGTCTCGGCCAAGACTTCGCGTTGCTTGAGAGCCAAGGCCAGGGTCCGCAGCCCGCCCGTGGGGCAAGTCGCAAGGCCCGAGTCGCTATGGCTGCAACTACGCCCCATGGCTTGCCATTCCCATGGCTGGAGCTTGATGGTGACTTTGTGGCCGTCCATGACCATGGCGATGGAGTCGCCTTCTTTCCAGACGCTCACGGCGTTGGCTGGGATGCTAGGTGCGGGGCTTGCCATTTGCTTTTCTCCTGGGTTTAAGTCTGGGGGCGGGTTGGCGCCCCTAGTCTTAGGCTCAGGACTTACGCTCTTCCTTCGTGAACTTGATGCCTTCCAGCCAGTTGTTTATTTGGCTGTAGGTGGCGGTCTCGGTGGCGAATTTCTTCTGATCGCCGACGCGCTTGGCGTTGATTTGGAAGTTGTTGGCGGCCTTGGCCCGGCGAAGCAACTCGTCGCAAAGCGAGAGGCGGAAGGCTTCGAGGGCTTGGATGATGGGGTCTGAGTCGGCGTGGAAGGTGAATTGCATGATAGGCTCCTTTTGCTCTGTGGGTCTAGGTTTGGGGGTGGACTCCACCCCCAATGCTAGGCTCAAAGAGGGTTGGCCTTTTCCCAGACTTGTATCTCGCGCTCGATGGTTTCGGCTCGGGATTTGATGATGGCGACGGCCATCTCTCCAAGAGAGTTCCAGCCTTCGTGGTTAACGCTCTTGATGTTGGACTTTATTTGATCGAAGGCTTGGGCCTTCAAGGTGCGGACTCGGGTGGAGAGTTCTTCGCGTGTCATTGGTTGTTCTCCAGTTCTTTCAGGGCAGCGAGGGCGGTGGAGACTCGGCCAAGGATGAAGGCCGGGTCCACTTTGCTTTCGTTATCTTCGCAGAGGTAGCGCAAGTCTCGCTGGGCTTTGCGTAGCGACTCTATTGCGAAGGCGAGGGCTTCTTGGCTGGGCATGTTATTTGCTCCCGATGTGATAGTGACCGCGCACAATCTGCGGGCTCTGTGTGAGATTGACATTCGCCGCCGCCGCCCGGCCAGCATGGAAAGATGTATAATCTGCGACGGTGACATTGACGGCGGGACGGATGCGGAGCTTGTTGGCGGTGCAATAATCCGCAAACTCGCTTGTCACAAGCTGGTCCTTCAGGACCATGAGGCCGCGCCCGGTGGACTCCTGCGGGGGCGGGATTAGTTCGTTGACTCGTTCGTTAAGTCTCTTCGCCATGCCCAAGGAGAAGCTATTAAGCTTGAGGGTCTTTTCCCGGCTCTTCCGCATGGGCTTGCCGTAGCGATTGGTCTCTTGCCCGACGGCCAGGTAAATAATCCGGCATAGGGCGATGCAAGCCGCTACGTCCTGCGGGTAGCCGTAGAAGTTCATCTCGACGGTTGGGACGGAGAAGTCATCCGCGAGTGCGATGCCGGTTTTGCTACGGTAGACTTCGCAATGGAAAAGTCTCCCGATTGCCCAACATGCTTCGGTCCAATGATCGAGCCCGTGCAGGGCGGTGAAGGAGTCCTTCAAGCAACCCTTTGCGTCGGCTTTCAGCGTAAGCTCGGTCTCTTGAATGTTGTGTTCGGCGATGAGCTTGGCGAGGAACTTAGCCGCCATGGCGGCCTCACTCTCGCTTGCGCCATTGGCGGTTGTCATGGCCGCGAACTTGCGGACACGAGATATAATGTCTTGACGGTCCATTTGGGCTTTCTCCTTTGCCATTGTTAGTAGGGTCGAAGTCACAGGGCCAGAGGGCTTGCCCTGTGTCTTAGGCTCTACTCTACATTGCCGCCGTAGGGGACCGGAAGTTTGCCGCCGTGGCGGGCTTTGGTCATGGCAATCATCTCGTCCACGTCCAAAGTGTGTTTGACCCAATACTCGGCCATCTTCTTCGAGCCCCACTTGAGTCCGTCGCTTGTGGTGTACTCATGCTCGTTGGTGTATGTTTGGCTTCCGTAGGCGGGGCGGTAGACTATCGCCGGGCCTTGCGTCATGAAGAGTTTGGTCATGTCTGGGCTCCTTGGCTTGAGGCGTACTCACGAAGCGCCGCGGCGGCGATGAGGTAATCTCTTGCACCGAAGCGTTGGCCGGTGATCGCCGTGGCCATATACATCATCGACTTCGGCGTGTAGGAGGTGTTTAGTGGGCGGTGGAATTTGTGCCAGGTCTCGAGGCCCTGTGCGAGCACGAGGGCTTGATAGCCTCGGATGTTTGGCTTGGATGTGGGAGTAAAGACTTGAAGGGTTGTCACTTTGGCATCTCCTCTAAGTGTGCTTTGGCTTCGCAAAGAGCGGCACAAACGCGGAGCCATTGGGTTGAGAACGGCCCGGTGCCGAGCGTGCCGTCAAGGGCATAGATGCGGAGGGTCTCAAGAGCGTCTGAGAAGTCTAGGCTCGCCTCTTCGAGTTGGTCGTAGAGGGCTTGTTGCCTTGGTGGGAGTGGGTTTACCATTTGTCGGCTCCATGTCTAATCGCGGCGTGAGATCGCCGTGGGTGCACAATACCATGGCGGGTGCCGCGCCGGGGGATATGGTGCGGCGTTATGGGTGCGACAGAACGCCGCACCCATGCCACGGGAGTTTTTACATGCCGGAGTCAAATGGATTGAGCACAAGAAACGATCCACTGGGCGCCGCATCCTCGCCTTCGTTAGGTTGGATTTCAATGTCTACTAACGTCGGCCCGAGGCCGGGATAATAGTCCCGGCTCCAGACCATGACTCGAGAGGTTTGGTCTAGGGTTTGGAGTTGGGTAATAAAGTCTGCGATGGTCATGGGAGTGGCTCCGTGTATTGACGCGGCGTCATTGCGGCGTCATGGGGCGATTGTATCACATAACGCCGCAATGTCCAAAAGAAGCTTTTCTTCCTCTAGTCCTCAATCTTATAGAGGCTCTCTGGCACGTCGGTGCTGGGCGGTGGCGGGGCTTCGTCTGGAAACTGGGCGAAGAGTTCTTCCGGCGAAAAGAAGCCCGTGGCCTTCGCCTCAGCATATGTCTCGTAGACTACTGGCACAAACGCATCTGGGTTGAATTGCGGCTGGAGGTTCTTGGCTGTGAGCTTTGCCCCGAGCGAAGCAAACTGGCGTCTGGGCTCCATGCCGCTGTGGCCTGAAAACTGGCCTTGCCTCTTGCGGCGCGCGGCGTCGGCTGCACGTTCGTTTCTCCTTGCCGTGAGTCTAAAGTGTTCAGTCTCCCTGGCCACGGCTTCTGATGGTATGTCTCCGTACATCATGGCCAGATGTGCCGCCTGTGGAATCTTCTTCACCTCTGCTCGTAGGTCAGTGTAGGCGGCGCGGAGTTTTTGGTAATCGTCGAGGACTTCGATGAAGCGGGCTTGTGGCATTGGCATGGCTGGGTGGCTCCTGTGGATGTTGACGGCATACAATGGCATATGATGTTGGCGGGTGCCATATGAACACATTATAAACCCCACACCTATGACGTAGATGCTGGGTGTGATGGGCTTAGTGCTGGACCCCCAAGCGAAGCGAGGTGGGCCGAGTTTTTAATATGTATATTAAAAAAAAAAAAAAAAAAAAAAACCAGACTCTGATTTCTGGCAGTGAAAAATTGGAGTCCTGAGCCCATCATTCCTTATCCATGCGGCCCATTGTGTTTGCGGTATGGGCTCTATAATGTGTCCATATAAAACCCTCCAGCATTGCAGGCCAATATGCTAGGCCAATATTAAAACCTAATGATTTCAATTCTCTGGGGCCGAGGCTTACTGGGCTGGCTCCAAGGGGCCGAGGCGTACAGCGCTAGTCAGAGGCGCCGGAGCCCTTCGGGCCGGGGCAAAAACGCAAAAGAGCCCAAAGGGAGTTTTACGTCCCTTTGGGCTCTGTGTTTGTCTAGTCGGCGTTTAGTGCAACGTCCATTTCAGCGAGTGCCCTGATTTTTTCCACCGTGGCAGGATTGGCGGCAATCCAAGCGTCAACGAGTCCTTTCATTACCGCGCCCGTGGGGATTGCCACACGTTGCGCTTTCGGTTTGGAGTCGTTTTCTTTCTTGATACGCACCGTCACTAACTCCTTGGCCTTGTCGCGAATATATGTGGTGATCTTATCCCCACGGGTGCCGGACTCGTTCACCGTCAATTCGCCGTCAAGTATGCGAGTCCATTTGCCTTGGAGCGCGTCTTTTATCCAAGCGTCGGCAAGGGTCGCACGATTGTCAGGTGTATCGCGCCAATCGGTAAAACCGAGTCGTTTTGCCTCTTTGGTGCGCTTTTCATCTTTCCACAAAGTTGACGGAATGCCGCCATCCTTTGTGAACCCGACAATCGGTGGCCGCGATGTCGTGGCAACGTCACCGAGTCCTTGTTTGTGGCCCATATCAAAGAACCACGGAATGTTTTTGGGAGTCATTGCATCATAGTCATATGTGAACCCTTGGTGCGTTGACGTATATTCCCGCATGGCCGTCACAAGCGCGATGTCCTTCAAGGTTAAGCCCAAAAACTCCATTGCGCTTTCGTTTGTCATGTCCTTAGCCATTGTCTAGTCCTCTCATGTTGATTGAACCCGGCGTGGCATTGCCGCGCGGGAGTCCAATCGGTTTACGATGTGAAACAGCGAGTCCGCAAAGACGGGCGGGCGATTACCGGGCGAAAAGAACGGCGCCACAACGAAAGACATAAGCCCATAGGTGGGCGATTGCAAGAGGCTCCCAAAAATAAACTTAAACGCAGCGTTTGGCCCATTGTGAGGCGATGGGTGCCGATCATGGGTGCCGGTCGCAATGGGCCATTGCCGTGGCAACGCGCGCCCGTGGGTGCCATTGCCGCAACGCCGGGTGCGATGGGTGCCGGGTGCACCGGGTGCCATGGGGCGTCACGGCGTGGCCGATCTGTTTGGCATGGTGCGATGTGGGAGTCGTTTGTTTGTACATACTGCCTTGACCCTGCGTCAATCGGACTCCCCTTTCCGTTGCGTCGCGGCGAGTCCCCTGTTTGTTCTCTTTCGCCCATAGCGCGCCCGTGGGTGCCATTGCCGCGAGCACCCGGTAGGGCAATACCATGCCAAACAGACTCGCCGTGTAGCACCCATGCAAGGCCCGGCAATCGGTGTTCCTATGTCCGCCGTGTTTTCCTATGGGACTCGTGAATTGCGTTGTATTCCTATGGTTTTTCACTAGAGTCCTATACCTTTAGGACTCCATGTGATACCTGTGCATGGAGTCCTATAATCCATGGCCGGCGTGGGCATAGAGTCCTTATCCTTATCTTCCTATGGTGCTTTGCCTCGCAGTCCCCTTGTCGCTATGCTCCCAATGCAATGCTCCCCTTGCATGACTCCCGCTTTGCAACTCCCGCTTGCGGGCTGGCGCGCTTTGCAAGCCGGGGGTGGCCGGCCTTGGAGCTGGGGCCGTCTGGCGATGGCAGATGACACATTAGAAGTTTTTCTAAAAAACACTCGGCCCACTTTGCCCCAAAGGCAAAGGCCAGTCATCCAATCGTCACTCTAAAGGCCCACAATAGGCAGCATAAAGACTCACTTTCCCTTGACACGGGGCGCGAAGGGAGCAATATGTGGCCAACACGCCCCAAATAGGGATCGGACCAATGGACCAAACGCTTTCAGACCTCATAGACTCTGCCGTTACAAGTAACCGAGGCCGCCCGGCGAGCTTTGAGGCATTTTACGTCAGAGACCTGGGCGAGGCGGACCGGGCGCTCATAGACTCCCCGCCCAAGCACCTGAGCCTGCCCGCCGTGCCTAGCATACAGACCATGCGCCACAGACATCATTCCGCCGCGCGGCTCATAGCCGAAGGCCGCCCGAGTGTGGAGATTATGTCCATCACCGGGTACTCAGGTTCTAGGCTCAGCGTCTTGAAGCAGAGCCCGGACTTTCAGGAGCTAGTCGCAAGCTACCGGGCGCAGAAAGACGCGCTTTACTTGGACGTTCATGGCCGCAAGGCAAGCCTAATGGTGAGCCTTATCGACGAACTCGCTGACAGGCTGGAAGATAACCCGACTAAGTTCCAAGTACGCGAGATCGGGGAGTTGATAAAGGTCTTAGATGAGAAAACTGAGCCACCCACTGCGCCGGGCGGGATACAGGTTAATATCAACTTCGCGGCGGTGCCCACCGGGCACACTGAGAGACAAAAGCCAGACCCTCAGACCATTGAGGGTGAAGTAATCGAGCCCTAACGCAGACCACTGCACAGGGCTCCAGAGAGGAGTGCTGTGCTATGAAGAAGGAGGCTACTGTGTTTGACAAACTTTTGCGTAAACTTGCTCCCGAGGCCGCCGCGGCGGTCCTTGCGAGGCTCTTCGCTGACCCCAAGCGCGGCGCGGGGTTCACTGAGGGCGACGTGCTGCGCTTCGCCGCGCAGTTTGTAGACTAAGCACCGCTAAGAGGAGACTGCTATGTCCCTAGCTCTTGCCTTCTGGATACTCATGCTGCTTTGGCTGGTCTTTGGCTTCGCCTTGAATTGGGGCGTAATGCCGGGAGCCTACGGCGTGTGGGGCCACTCTATTCTGCTCTTTTTCTTGCTCCTGCTCTTAGGTTGGCAAACCTTCGGCGCGCCCTTGCACTAACCCGCTGCCAGACGGTTTCTGGCTACATAGGAGAATGCTATGCACGACCAACCCGAGCCGAAAGCCTCTCTCGCCCAGCCTTCCACCCTGCCCAACTTCAATCCCTCCAACGACGAGCGCGTGGCCAAGATCAAGTCCCTCACAGAGGAGATTTTCTCCTACCTGCGGGCTTCTGTTCCTGACAACCGCTGTCGGTCTCTCGCAATTACCAACTACGAGCAAGCCGCGATGTGGGCGGTGAAGGCGTGCTTCACATGACCAGGCCCACCTTACAGCTGGTACAAGTCCAGCCATACTACGACCCTCTCGATGACGTATTCTACACAGCCCTTTTCCTTGAGCCGAAGGAGAAAAACTTTGCCGTCGGCTCTCCACAGATGGTTAGGGTTTCTAGTGTGGAACTGTCTGACATGCTTCACACTTTTCTCGACAGTAGGAGTGAACGCGGTGCCCAAAAAGTACGAAGCAATACGGGACTCCCTCGTCAAACAGGGGAAACCCCTGGCTGAGGCCAAATCTATCGCTGCGGCGACGTATAATTCCCAGCGGAAACCCGGCCAAAAGCCTGTAACCGGCAAGCCGAAGGGAGAAAAGTGATGTCTCTCTTCGACTCGCAGAAGGAACTAAGAGAATTACGGGACATTGAGCGGCGTCTCGTGAGCCTAGAGCGCAGTAGTCAGCGCATTATCGAGCTGCTTCTTACCTTAACCTCTACACAGGAGTCTATCATGGGTGACACCACCAACCTTCTCGCCTCTGTGGCGCGGGAGTCCGACCTTATCAAGTCCGTCCAGTCCGCTCAGGCTCTGCTTACGCAGAAAGCGACTGATCTCCAGGCCCAGCTCGACGCTCTAATTGCTCAGGGCAATGACCAGGAGGCAATCGACGCCGCACAGGCCAAGGTTGACGAAAACAACGCCGCGCTGGAGGCCATTGTCGCGGCTGCCAGCAATACCCCCGCCGCCACTCCCTAAGGCCACCGGCTCCCAGCCATGGCCAGGCACGTACACGACCTCCTCTGGGCGCGCCCCGCCCAGAGTCCTTGGCCCAAGCTCAAGCGCAGACCAAAAGGCGCTAAGGGCTTGGGCCTTAGTTATGAAAAAGCACTCGCCAAGGCCCTGCCCCAAGCCAAGCACGGGCTCTGGTTCGAGTTCTGCGACCGAAACGGCAGAGGGTTTTGCCAGCCGGACTTAGTGCTCGAAGGCAAGGACGAAATCTTGGTCATAGAGGCCAAATTGACCAATTATGCCGAGGCTTGCCTCCAACTCCAGCATCTCTACGCGCCAGTTTTGGCTAAGGCGTACTCCCGGCCCGTTCGCGGCGCGGTGGCGCTAAAGTACCTCTCCCCGGACACGCCGAGGGACAAAATTTGTGCTGATTTGGCCTCTGTGCTGGCCTTTTTGCCAAATTCCTGGCCTGTACTCCACTGGATCGGTAGGGGGCCAGTTTAAGGGCCATAATGGCCAAATTTTCCCACCTTTTGCCTTGCCAAAGCTCCGCTTCTGAGGCATTCTGCTCCCAGTAGCCCCTTTGGCCTAACCACAGGAACATGCCCATGACCCGCTCTTCCACCAATATCAAGGCCGACATTGAGTCTTTGCACCCTTGGACCCATTTGAGCGGGGAAAAGCTCTATGAAATCCTCCGAGACCTAGCGGCCAACGCTTCAGCGACAGGGGACGCCGCGCCCGGCGCTGCGGCGGATGTCTGGGCGGCCACAGCGGGCAAGTTCCTGACCGCGGACCTGATTGCAAGCTCTGCGGCCTTCGTCGCCATGCTCGACGCCGCGACGGTGGCCTTCGACTGGACAGCGGGTATCAACCGCTCTCTGACTCTTACCGGAGATCATGTGCTTGGCAACCCCACTGGCGGCCAGCCGGGCACCAAGCGCCTTGTTAAGGTCACTCAAGGGCCAACTGAGCCGCATTTGCTGACCTACGGCAACCAGTACAAGTTCGCTGGGGGCGTAGCGCCCACGCTCTCCGTCGGAGCGGCGGCTGTGGACACGCTGGAAATCTTATGTGTCACTTCCACCCTCTTCTACCTGTCTAGCGCGTTGAATTGGAGCTAAGTTCTGTGGTCTTGGCTTCATGTTTGGCGGGGGTCTGGCTTCTTCCCCTCGCCGGGGCGGGTAAGACTGAGGGCTCGGTCTGCCCGCCCTACTTTGGAGCTTGTCCGGCTTTGGGACAGCATCTTCCATGAATAATTCCCTCCTTGCCCCCGGTGCGCTTACTGTGAACGCGGACTTTCCGCCAAAGCTCCAGTTTTTGTTCTCCGCGAAGAGATACAAGGTCGCCTACGGCGGCAGGGGCGGCGCGAAGAGCTGGGGCTATGCGCGGGCGCTGATTTTGCAAATGCTGCAAAAACCCCTCCGGGTGCTCTGCGCCAGAGAGTTGCAGAACTCAATCTCCGAGTCTGTGCACAAGCTTTTGTCCAGCCAGATTGAAAAAATGGGCCTTTCCGGGCTCTTTGACATACTCAACACCGAAATCCGCTGCAAAGCCACTGGTGGCGAGTTTCAATTCGCGGGTATCCGCAATAACACGGACAAAATCAAAAGCTATGAGGACTTTGACATCTGCTGGGTGGAAGAAGCTAACAAAGTCACCAAGACTTCCTGGAATATACTCATTCCTACCATTCGTAAGCCAGCGAGTGAAATCTGGATCAGCTTTAACCCTGAACTGGAGATTGATTACACTTACCAGCATTTTGTGGTGCATCCTCGTGATAATAGTGATGTGGTTTACATAACTTGGCGGGATAACCCCTGGTTTCCAGATGTCCTTCGGGCCGAAATGGAGGAGCTTAAGCGCAATGACTTGGATGCTTACCTCTGGGTTTGGGAAGGCAAATGCCGCAAGATGCTCGAAGGAGCGGTCTACGCTAAAGAACTTCGGGACGCTGATGCGGAGGAGCGCATTTGTCGGGTTCCCTATGACAGAAAACTCCCTGTGGACGTATTTTTTGACCTTGGCCATGCCGATAGTACAAGCATGTGGTTTAGGCAGTACGCGAACTTCCAGTTCCGGTATATTAACTACTACGAGGCCTCCCAGTTCCACATCGACCATTACCTCGCCTACATGCAGAATATGGGTTACATCTACGGGACGGTCTGGCTTCCGCATGACGCCAAGTCCAAGACTGTTGGAACTAAGCTCTCTGTTAGAGAGCAGATCATGGCCAAAGGCTATAGGACTCGAATTGTGCCTAATCTCCGGGTCTACGATGGCATTAACGCCGCGCGGACGGTCTTTCCTAACTCCTGGTTCGACCAAGCCGCGTGCCGCGATGGGCTTCAGTGCCTAATGCACTACAGGTATGAGAAAAATGACAACACTGGGCGCTTGTCCGAAGACCCAGTGCATGACCAATACTCTCACGGCGCGGACGCTTTCCGCTACAGCGCTGTGGCTAGTAAAGAGCCTCGGAACCCCAATCTTAACACTTCGCTCGTTGAAGCCGCCAGCGGGAAGATACGTAACCTGGGCCGCGCTTTGGCATCTTCTCTAGGAGACACAGGATGGATGCGGTAGACCCCAAGATGCGGGACGCCAAGGCGGACTTCTTCAAAGAAGCTGAAGAGCGCTTCGCTCGCTGCGATCAGTTTGAGAGCCAGGCAAGAGTCAGGTTTTTGAATGATCTGCGCTTTGCCAACGGCGACTCTGACAACCACTGGCAGTGGGAACAGCAGCTTGTTACTTCGCGCAAGAACGACGGCAAGCCGTACCTGACCATTAACAAAACTCGCCAGCACAACCTCCAGATCGTCAACGATGCGCGGCAAAACAAGCCTGGCATCGCTGTGCGCCCCACGGGCGGCGGCAGCACGTATTCCAGCGCTCAGAGCTTTGCCGGTATCATGCGGTATATTGAATACCACTCCGCTGCGCAGGACATTTATGACTCCGCGATGAACTTCTGCGTCAGCGGCGGGGTTGGGTATTGGAGGGTGATGACGGAATACTGCAATGAAATGTCCTTTGACCAGGACATCCGCATCAAGCATATCGCTGACCCGCTCACGGTCTACATCGACCCCGATGCGCGGGAGCCTGATAAAAGCGACATGAACTACGCTTTTCTCTTCGAGACGAAATCCAAAGACACTGTAAAGGCCAAATTCCCCCAGTACCAAGACTCGGATGGCTCTGCCACGCTCGGCCTGAACCCGGAGAGCCCGTTTCTCGCTGGGGACGATGTGATGGTCTGTGAATACTACCGCCGCACCTGGGAGCCGGACACGCTCTACCGCACTCCGCAGGGCGCGGTGATGAAGAAGTCAGAACTGAGCGAAGAAGCTCAGAAGATGATGGATGAGAACCCAGATGTGATGACGAGACCGACTCTTAACCCCAAGGTTGAGTGGTTTTTGATCGTCGGCCACAGCGTCTTAGACACAAAAGTCGTCCCAGGCCGCTACGTGCCTGTAGTGCAGATCACAGGCGAGGAAATCCGCATTGAAGGCGTGCTAGACCGTAAATCTCACACCCGCGCGCTGAAAGACCCCCAGCGCATGTATAATTACTGGTCCTCAGCCAGTGTCGAGTACGGGGCTTTGCAGACCAAGACTCCCTGGGTCGCGGCGGCGGGCGCGATGGAAGGCTATGAGGATGTCTGGGCTAAGGCAAATACTGAAAACTTGGCGTTCTTGCCCTACAACGCTTATGATGATAATGGCCAGAAGCTGGACCCTCCCATACGGGTCACGCCGCCAATGTCTGCCCCGGTGGCCTTGGATGGCATGAAAGTCTCGCAAATGGAAATGATGCTGGTCTCTGGCCAGTATGATAACCAAATGGGCCAGCAGGGCAACGAGCGCACGGGCGCGGCGATCAATGCCCGCCAGCGCCAAGGCGACAACGCGACTTATCACTACATCAACGGCCTGGCAATAGGCGTCAAGTACACCGGCAAGATCATACTTGGCATGATCCCAACGATCTATGACACGAAGCGCACAATTATGATCCTCGGCCAAGACGCTACAACCCAGGAGCTTCAAGTTGATCCCAATGCGAAAGAGGCGTATTCTGAACAAACTGGGGCTGATGGTCAGCCACAAGCCCGCTTCCTTAATCCAAATGTTGGGTATTACGAGGTACAAGCGGATATTGGCCCAGGCTACGGAACGCAGCGTCAGGAAGCATTCAACGCGCTTAGTGTGATGCTGGCGCAGAACCCAGCCTTGACAGCCATTGTCGGGGATATATTGCTGCGCGCGGCGGACTTCCCCCTTGCCGACGAGGCGGCGGAACGCATGAAGCGCATGGTGCCCCCAGCGGCGCTCGGCACCGGGCCTACAGACAACGAAAAGCAGCTTACTCAACAGGTCCAGAACATGCAGGGCACAATCCAGGCTCTCATGGACCAGCTTGTGGTCTCCCAGGCTCAAATCCTGCGTCAGCAGGGCAAGACTGGCGTAGACAGCTACGGCGCTTATACAGACCGGATCAAGGTCCTGCTGGACTCCGGCCAGAGTGCGCAAGAACTCAAGCTGGCGTTTATACAGTTGGTCGCGGACATGATGCAAGAGCCCGCGCAGTTGGCCAAGGCTACTGCTCCGGACACTATCGCGCAGTCTGGCATCCCGGCCTTGGCCGGGGACTTGGCTACGCAGCGCCCGCTCGCGCCTAACGGTGGCATGATCGGCACTCGGTTTAACGGATAAGGACAGACTCCCATGGACATGCCGAACAGCGGTGGCTCAATGTTTATCCCCCAGACCATGGGAGACTTCGGCTATGGTATGCCAAAATACGGCGACCAGTTTCCTGGCGGCGGCTTCGCGTATATGGGGCCGGATATGCGGACGAGCCTTGGGCTGATGAACATAATGAAGCAATGGCAAAGCCAGCGGGGCCAAGGTGCTGGTGGTGGAGACAACCAACTCATCCAAAGCGACCCTAACGATCCCACTCGCTTCACCGGCTTCACCCCACCGCAAGCCCAGCCGCCTTCCACCTTGGCAAACCCCACGCCGAGTTCTGGCACTAATTCTCTAATGCCGCAGCAAAACTCTGAGGGCTTTGCTCGGCTTATGGCTATGATCCAGATGATGCACGGAGGTGGTGCAGGGGCCGGTGCTGGCGGGCTGTTCACAGGGGGCTTCTTCTAGTGGGCAGCACTCTTCAGTTTCCATGGGAAGCGCCGAGCCCGCCTAATGGGCTCTTCGCGGGGGCGCAGTACAGAGACCCTGGCTCCTTGCGGCCTTATACGCCTGACGCGCTGGAACAGGCTAAAAACTGGCTCTCAGCGAACTGGTATGGGGATGACCGCGCGGGACAGGCCAAGGCTGACCGCCTTGTCAATACGTTGTCCTACACGCCCGCCGTGGTCGCACAGGCCCCCTTCCATGCAAAGGACGTTATAACCCGCCTTGGCGAAGGAGACATGCCTGCCGCCCGCGATGCGGCTTTGCAAACGCTCCTTTCCGCCGTTCCGGGGGCGGCGAAGCCTATTGCTGAGGCCATGCCTGAGCTTCGGACCCTTGGCAACGCGCTGATGATGGACGAGCGGGGGACGTTTGGCGGCAAGCTGGCAGACACTTATCCGCACCATATGGAGCCCCTAGCGAATGATATGTGGGCGAAGGGTGCGCCAGTAAAGGACATCTTCGACCAGACGGGGCTCTTCCCGGTGATCCAGAACCGGCAGCTGGAATCCTTCGGCTTGCCACGGGACCAGCAGCCGAAGCCCGCATGGCAGTTTGAGATTTCTGACGAAGGGGCGAAGATAAAGAAGCCAATTCCGCAGAACTACTCTGTTGTGCAGTCTACGATCTCTGGAGACAAAAAAGACGTTCTTATGCCCAATTCTGCGCCTAAGACGCTTGGGGATTATATTGAGCACGATGCGCTTTTCAAAGCCTACCCGGAGCTAAAAGATATACCTCTGACTTATAAACTAGGCCCCGGTGGTGCTTTTAACCCTGGCCGTAACTGGAACACATACAACCCAATGACGCTGGGCACGGCAAGTGGCTTGCCAACAGCCATTCATGAAGTCGGCCACACTGTCCAGAACGTCGAGGGCTTTGCGGGGGGCGCCGCGCCTACGAGCTTGCGCCCAAGTGCCCAGAAGCTCTTCACCGAGAAGATGAATGCTGTTACAGAGTCCATGCCGTATGAGGTCTATGCGGAGGAAAAATTCCATAAGCCCTTCGGACAACTAAGCGACTTGGAAAAACAGCGTGCTTCTACCGCTTGGCAAATGCACGAGAATCTTGCTGCGGGTTATCGACAGACTGGCGTTCCGAAGAGCGTAGTTGAAGGAATGCGCTTGGCTGTTGGTGAGCTTGGCTATACACGGAGCGCGGGAGAGGCCGAGGCCAATAATGCCATGGACCGGCTGGCGCTGCAACGCAGGCTCGCGAATCTTGAGCCTGATAATCCTGAATACGCCAAAATCCAAGCCCTGCTCAAGTACCCCTGGCTCACAGAACGGGTCGCGCCGCAGCTTCAGATGGTGGATAATGAACTCTTCCGCGGGCGTCGGCCACCGGAGGAGGTCTTTACTGACAACACTGGCACCGGAGACATTGGCCCCGCAGGGCCAGGGCCGAGTCAAGAGCAGCGGCTTAGCACTGGCGAGGCCCCGTTTGGGAGCCTTTGGCACGGCTCGCCACATGATTTTGACGCCGTGGACTTGGGCAAGATTGGCACTGGCGAGGGCGGTGCGGCCTTTGGAAAGGGCTTCTACACTGCTCAGGAGCGAAAGGTTGCAGAAGAGTATAAAAGAACCCTATCTCCTGCGAACACAACCATGACTATAAACGGCAGAGCCCAGACTGGTCATTTTGAAGATCTGCTCGATCAGATGGATTTTGATAATAGCTTGGAAAAACATTTTGCCAACAAAATTCTCAGCCATATGCAAGATAACAAGGAGGACTTCCACACCGCAGTAGATAGAGCTAGATACTCAGTCTCCGGTAATAATGCGATGATTGACTTCAACAAGGCTATAGATAAGCTCCACGCCGCTGCGCCAAAGGTAGAGAGCAAAGGCAAGTTGTATGAATTTGGCCTTCATGCAGACCCCAAGTCCTTCATTAATTACGATGCACCCCTTGGTAGTCAGGAGCACTTACTTCCGGCCCTTAATAAAGCTGGCTTAGACCTCCCACCGCGCCTTAGTAATCTCGATTACCTGCGTGATATGGCAAAAAATGCTCCACCTGCAAGCCGGGAATGGGCACAATCACAACTTGAATATATTACCAGTGTCGCCTCACGCGAAGGCCGTTGGCTCGCCCCACGGGAGACCTCTGACATGCAGCGTCTTGCAGATGCCGGAGTCCCAGGGCTCAGGTATCTTGACCAGGGCTCACGTGTAGAAGTTGGCAAGGGAGATCAGCCTCTTGACACAGCTACGCGAGTCTACGACGCTGCGGGAGAAGATGTAGGCCGAGCTATCAAGGAACTGAAATACCGGATTGAGTCTACGAAGAACCTTGATCCAAAGTATCATGTTCCAGGCGACCACTTGGAGCAAGCCATTCATCTCCTCGAAACTCGTCAGCCTTTCGACCAGCGGACGAGGAACTTTGTCATCTTCAACCCGGACGTTTTGTCTCTGATTAAGAAGTACGGCCTGACTGGCCTCTTAGTCGGTGGCACGTCTGGCAATGCCCTCATGCAGAAGGAGCCCAAGTGATGGCCTACACACAGAAAGACTTTCGCTCGCCGGGTCTTTTCCTGCCGCAAAAGACCTTCGGCATGGAAAAGCGGACTCAGTGCCACAAGATGGTGATGAATGTGGCTGTGGAAATGGCCAATACCATCTACGAGCGCTGCGCGGGGCTAAGTAATGCCTTTCGTAAGCAGCACCCTTCCCAGCGAGCGTATGTCCGCAAGGCCCTGCCGTACCTCATCCCCCAGGCTCGGGCCACCTTGACGGATTTGCTTGTGCAGACTCGCGATCCCGTTTTGAAGGATGAAATATATGAGGCATTATGCCTAGATAACCAGTTTGTCAGCAGAGTCGTGTAAGGAGCCCAAGAGACCATGACCAAGAACCAAGGATATAGCCCAGCGCAGACCCTCTTTCCTGGGCTTGTGCTGGCAGCAGAGACCGGCGGCGGCGGCGAGACCCCACCTGTAGCGCAGCCTATTGCCGAGGCGCCGGGGCCGACGCCGACTCCCTCCCCGGAAGCAGCGGCCCCGGTGCTACCTGAGACAAAGCCACCAGAGTCCAAGGCTACTGTTCCAGCGGAAATCTTTGATAAGCGGGTGAATGAAATCACCGCGCAGAGGTACGCTGAAAAGCAGCGTGGGGACCAGCTTCAGGCAGAACTCCTGCGTCTACAGACCCAACTGGCTTCGCTGCAGCCTGCGGCTGGTCAGCCCCCCGCAACCACGCCCGCTGCGACGGAGCAAATCCAAGCCGACGTTGTGACTCGCCAAGCGCAGCTTATGGCCGCGCAGATCGCCGCAACGGAGTCCTTCAATAACCGCTGCAATGAAGTTGCAGAGAAAGGTAAGAAGGAGTTCGGCGGGCCGGAATTTACTCAAAGCATCACTATGCTGAACCAGCTTGGCACGATGACACCGCAGTTTATTGAGGCTGCGCTGGAGACCGGTGTGGGTGAGAAGATCATTCATGCCCTTAGCAAAGACCCCGAAAAGGCGATGGAAGTTGCCAAGCTCTCTCCTGTGCGCCAGGCGGTGGCGTTGGCCAAGATCGCGGCCACGTTTGAGGCTCCAGTGCGGGCGTCTAACGCCCCCGCGCCGATCACTGCTGCAGTC